GCTGCTGTGGGTTATACAGGTAGCAGAGGGGGCACAGGATACACCGGTAGCAAAGGCCTAGATGGTGGGTATGCTGCTGTGGGTTATACAGGTAGTCAGGGAATAGATGGTGGGTATGCTGGTCGTGGATTCACAGGTAGCAAAGGCCTAGATGGTGGGTATGCTGCTGTGGGTTATACAGGCAGCTCAGGTGCATATGCTGCTGTGGGTTATACAGGTAGCAGAGGGGGCACAGGATACACCGGTAGCAAAGGCCTAGATGGTGGGTATGCTGCTGTGGGTTATACAGGCAGCTCAGGTGCATATGCTGCTGTGGGTTATACAGGTAGCAAAGGCCTAGATGGTGGGTATGCTGCTGTGGGTTATACAGGCAGCAGAGGTATAGATGGAGGCTATGCTGCTGTGGGTTACACAGGCAGCAGAGGCTATACGGGCAGCGTGGGGTATACAGGCAGCAGAGGTGATACAGGATTCACAGGCAGCAGAGGGGATTTAGGCTATACGGGCAGTGTGGGATTCACAGGCAGCAGAGGTGAAACAGGATTTACAGGCAGTGTGGGCTACACAGGCAGCGTGGGATTCACTGGCAGTGTGGGATATACTGGTAGCAGAGGCGGCACCGGGTTCACAGGCGATGTGGGATACACAGGCAGTCAAGGTGTGGGCTCAGTGGGATACGCAGGCAGCAGAGGCTTATTGGGATATACTGGCAGCGTGGGCTACACAGGCAGTGGTGGACTAAGCAACATACCGTTTAGCACAGCAGCAACACCAGGATTACCCACATATCAGCTGCCAGTGGCAACAGGACTTTTTGCACCTGCAGCAAATCAAGTGGGTATTGCCACCAATACTGTGGGTAGAGTACTAATATCTGACACACAAAGTGAGTTTACCACCCAATTGACTGGTAAAACAGCAGTGTTTACTTCAGGCGGTGGTACAGCATCTATAAACACACCATCTGCAGGCACAGCTATATTTAAATTGGGCACCCAAGCTGTTGCAATAAACACTACTGTGGCATCAGACACCACATCAGGTGTTCAAATCAACGCAGATGGTAATCTGGAAATCATCCGTAGCTCAGGTGCATACATTGACTTTAAAAACCTCGCATCCGAAGATTATGATGTGAGACTATCAAGCTCTGGAACTGCAGGCATATTCACATTATCAACTGCTGGCACAGAGAGATTGAGAGTTACCGAAACAGGATTAATGGGTATTGGCACCACCACACCTGGATCCATGTTGGATGTGGCAGGAGAAGTTCGCACAAACTACTTGACGATCAGAGCACAAAGTGGCTCAGAAGGTGGAGAACTCACACTCACAAAAGCATCCAATAGTACTCTAATCGGTAATGTGATCATAGACACTGTGGGTAACAAATTGCGTATATTTGATGGGGGCAACCCCTTCAGAGGTGCATATTTAGACATTGGTGCTGGAGGAATCAATGCATCCAGTATACTGATACACTCTGATAACTATTCATCATATGCATTACCCTTGACTGGTGGTATTTGCACAGGTCAAGTTAGAGCAGCAAATTTTGTGATAAATACCAATCAATACTACTTCATGGAAGCTCTGGGTGCTGTATACATGACATGGAACGGCACTAATGTCGTGTTCAATAAGAATGTTACCTCAGATGGCCAGATGGCTGCTACCGGTGGATTTTATACTTCTACTAATGTGCGAGCCGATGCCGTCGTGTTAGTAGGGGCAGGAACTAATAATGATTACATATACAACTATACCGGAAATTCAGTGCAACTTGCTCCTAACCAGTCAGCAAGCGTTTTTTCAAAAGCCGCTGGCGGTGAGGTTAGCCAAATTGTGTTTAATAATTCAAATGGTCAAGTTGGATTTATAAACACAAATGGTCTATACACTAATTATGGCACAAGTTCAGATTATCGTCTGAAAAACAGTATTCAACCAATGACTAATGCACTAGAGACAATTAAGTCCTTGAAACCTTCCAAATATAAATGGAATGCAAACGGTACTGATGGCCAAGGTTTTATTGCGCACGAATTACAAGAGATTATACCAAACGCAGTGAGTGGTAAAAAAGACGCTGTAAATGAAGACGGTTCAATTAAACCACAAGGTGTTGACTATGGTAAGATTGTTGTGCATTTAGTTGCTGCAATGCAAGAACAACAAAAACAAATTGATACTTTAAAAGACATGGGCATCAACATACAAACATTGACAGACACACTAACAGTACTGAACACCCAAGTACAAACACTCATGAATAAATCCATCACTCCATGAGCGGTTCATTAGATCTACAACCTGATCTGTTTGGTAGTATCCAGCCTGAACCTGGTGTGCTCACACTCTTGATCACCATAACAGCGAATAATCCAGCATGTGTTAATGTGTTCATGGCCAACAATGAAACATATCAAGACAGGGTCAGATTATTAGCTAAACCTGCTGCAGATGTGATATCAGATGCTCAATATTTGTTGTATGACACACCCATAACCGCTGGACAAACTGTGATCCTGAGTAACATATTTGTGAATGTGGGAGACCAACTATATGTGCAGAGTGAGCAAGGTGCCACAGCCTTCAATGCTACTGGCACTGCATTTGTGTATGGTTAAGCCTGCAACCAACCATCACTAATGAATTCCCATGTGCCTATCTGGCACACATACATCTTACGCTTGATGTCCTTTTTTTGCAAATTCATCACATAGCCTGTGGGTAATTCAACACTCAGATCCATGTCAGTTTTTCGAATCAGTTGGGCTTTCACACGTTGGTTGGTGTCTGTGCATGTGATCACGCATTTATTCTGGGGTCTAATCTTTTTTGTCATGGTGACACCCTGGTTAGCTTTTTGCAAGCTTGCAGGGCGTCTGATCCAAATGTCAAATCATTCTGTGGCTTCTTGCAGCTTGCGTGCCAGATCAGGCTGCTTAAGTTTGTGCAGTGCCTTGAACTCAATCTGTCTCACACGCTCACGTGTGACACCAAACACCTGACCAATATCCTCCAGGGTGCACTCACGGTCCATACCAATGCCAAATCGCATGCGAATCACACGCTCTTCCTTGGGTGTGAGCTCTGAAAGCACATCACAAACTGCGTTCACCTGATCCACTTCACTCACCAGTTCAAATGCTCTCATGCCATTGGGATCTTCAATCACATGACCCAAGTTTTGATCATCTTCTGAACCAATGGGCGTTTCCAGACTGATGGTGCCTTGTGCCACTGTCCACACACGGTTTACTGTGTTCACATCCACTTCCAAGATTACTGCAATCTCTTCCGGAGAAGGTTCATAACCCACTTGTTTGATGTGTTCATCGCGAGCACGGCTCACACGCTTGACCAAATCTGTCATGTGGCTGGGCACTCTAATAATGCGATGCTGCTCATTGAGAGCCTTGAGCACACACTGCTTGATCCACCAGGTGGCATATGTGCTAAATCGGAAACCCATGCGCCAATTAAACTTCTCAATTGCCTTTAATAGGCCAATATTACCTTCTTGTACCAAGTCCAATAGTGGAGTGGAACTCACATTGATGTATCGCTTGGCCACACTCACCACCAGGCGCAAGTTGCTCTTGAGCATGTGCTCCACAATCTTTTCCTTCTGCCGCTGTAGCTGACGCAGATGGGCATGCTTTATTTGTAGTTCTTGTGCACTCACACCCATGAGCTCACTCACTCTATCAATTTCCTGTTTGAATGTGTTCACCTGTGCCGCATGAGTGGTCTCAAACTGTTGCCAGATCAGGGCAGGCGTCAAACTCTGATAGTTGGCCAGGAACTGTTCACGTGAGATGTTTTGGCTGATTGCAAAGCGCATTAAAGCTCCTTGGCATGCAGTAATCTGTTGCATGATGGGCTGAACAATCTGAATCAGCTCTGCTATGAATTTCAACTGTAGTGGAAGCTCTCGCACACAGTCTGCAATTTGGTCTTTGACATGATCTGACACAGTCTGCTGTGTGATGAGTGCATGCAGTTGAGTCAGTTGATCTTTTAGTTTGATATCCAATGGCTGGCCTGAATCCACACTCAACATGATTTCAGGCTTGCCAGCAAGCGCATCCGCAACAGCCTGTGTGAAGCGTTCACGACATGCCTTCAAGCTCAGCATGCACAAAATCTGCTCAGTTTTCACATGTTCAATTTGTTGACTTAACTGTTTCTCTTGATCATGTGTTAGCAAAGGGGTATGACTGACTTCCTTAAGATAGATTTTGGTTGCATCGCGATCACGATTGCGTTCACTTGTGACAGTTGGCTTCATGTGGTTGTTTCCAGTTCAGGTATAACATAAGTTATTACGCATAATAACATTAAATTCACTTGCGTCAATAAATTATTTGATCACAGGAAATAATATTTCATTTATGAAATGAGTACCTCGTTCTTCACCTAACAACTTGCGTATGACGGTTGTAGTGTGGATGTTTTCACGTTGCTTCAAAGAGTAGTTATTCTGCGCTTGAATAATATCATGCAGGTGGGCAGAATGAGTTTGGATCAGCCTGACCAAATAATCTGCAAGTGTATCACATGCCAGCGCACATATTTCTTCAGCTTCTGTGTATGTGGGCTTGCATGCTATCCAATGATCACTAAAGATGGTGCCCCATTCTGGGCGCACTCTTTCTTGGGTAAATGTCTTGTTTGTGATGGGACCCCAACATTCAAGTGTGGGACTTCTGTCAAAAAACACACCTGTGGCCTTTGTGTCACTTGCTATTATGTCAAAACCAAATATGGGACTGGGGTCCATGACATGTGGGAATATCACCATGTGCAGCACACTAAATTTGGGTTGTGTGAATCGCTCCACATGAGCCATTCGGAATTGACTGCTACTCCATCTGGTGTTCTGCCAACCAAAGTCCTCCGTGGGTATCAGCTTAAGATTGTCACAGTGAGTTTGGATAATGTGTTCAAATTTGTCAGCTGTCTGACTGATCAATTCCACAAAGCTGGTCATGATGTGTGATGTTGTTCCCATAGGTTGTTATAGTATGTGATGGTGCTTTCAAAAGCCATATTGGCCTCTGCGGCCAAATCTGGTGTGAGATGACTTCTTATTTCTGCAATAGCACTCACAGGGTCTTCAAACTCATATAACGAAACAGGCAGTCTGTGTTCAATCTTTTTCTTGATGATTTGCCCACCATACAGAGGAGCCAGGTAATGCACATACACATGAGCCCATAATTGAGTCACTGAAATACATGCCAAATGGTCCACATAAGCATCCAAGCATGGCATGCATCTAGGCATGCTGTCTTTCATCCTCTGCCAATCATTAAATGCAGCTTGAGCTCTGTACACACATGCATTCTCAAATTGAATCCTGTGTTCAATTGTGGAATATATCAAATACTTTGTGTACACCAAATCACAATACAGACTGGCACTGATGGTGTCTGTCAATAACTCCTTCATGATGTTGGTTTTTTCAGCTCTTTTATGTGCGTGCCAGGTGAGTTCTTTTAATGTGCTCATATAATACTTAGTGATATTATTTGATAGGAATACGCATTTTACCACCTCTCATGCGTTTTTCACCAAAATAATTAAACGTGCGTCTGTCTGAAACCGTGGAATCCGCTGTGTTTGGCTCTGGAATTAATTGAGGAACTTCTGGTTGAATGGATGATTGCTGTGGGGTAGTTGCTGAATCCCTGGGTATAATGGGTTCAGGGGTTTGTGTGTTTGATGGTACTAGTGGTGAAATGTGATCAAGTGGCTGTACGATAGCTGGTTGTTGCACAACCATTGGAATCTCACCAGCGGCTACAGCATCTGAATCCTGTTGCTTGTGAACAGTGTATGGAATAGCCTTTTCCACAATTTTGTCAATGTCTTGTTGATCTGCTGAATATGTCACAGTGAGTGTTTTGTTCATCCAAGATTCCAAAGTGGCCTCAATCAACTTTTGTAGTTGTTCAGGATCCATGTGATCTGGCTTCCCCTGTAACTGGGTATTAATCATGTTCATGAACTCTTCAAACTCTAATGCAGGGCGCTGTTTGAGCAGTTCGCTCACACTCATTTCCACCAATTTACTAACGTCTTGTGATTGTGGTGCAGGGTGTGGAACATCCACATGGGCTGGTGGGGGTGACCATTCACGCCATGCGCCCTGACCATCTGCCACCATGATTTTGTGTTGTGCAGGGTCCCATTTAAGCATGGAAGACATGTGCACACGTGGTTGTTGTGAGTCATTTACATCATCCGGTTTCTTAAGGCTTTGGCTAGCAGCCATCAACATGAGTACTGCTAATGGATCACACACCAACACCAAAACCAAAATTATCCATTTGATTGCGTCCTGAGGGTTTGCATCAGGGTCAAACAATTGAATCACATACCTAACAGCCCCCAGCTTGGAATCTTGCACAGTTTGTGTGGATTGCATCTGAGTACGTTGTTGATTGAGTTGTACAATTTCAGCTTGCAGTTCTTGCATGCGTGTTTGCAACCGTTCCCGTTCAGCTTGTTGTGTGCGCCTGTTGGCCAGGGCTTGTTGTGCACGGTTGGCATCCAGCTGAATATTGATGCTTCTGTTAAGCTGTTCCCATACAGATCTGGTTTCTGAAAGCTGTTGCTGTTTGATTTCCAGCTGAGTGGTGACCTGATTGATCTGAAGTTCTGACTGTTGCGTGATCACTTGATCCTGGTTGTGAGCCTTGCTCAGGAATCCAAATATACCCAAACTGGTGATCAGCATGAGCACCAGCACAGCACCAGCCAAATAAGTTCTGATTGGCCATGGAGTGGATCGCCAGTTATTGTATAACCAACTCACTAACACCAACTTTCCCACTTCCAGTACTGTGGCCAAAATTAACACAGGCCAAAAACTGGCCACAAAGATGGCTGCCAAACCCACGATACTATAGTATGCACTCACTCCGCTCAGGCATAATGCCACCAAGAGTAAAATTAGATTCATCCTGTCCATACTCCATATTTAATACTCATATTAATGGTAAAACATCGCTGAAAGTAACAGTATGGGGAGATTTAATCTTCCATCCCTGCATATATTATGATTGAAGACTGAAAGCCCTGATCTCATCCGCACGCAGTTCACAGTTCTTGTAGACCACCTTGAGCTGATCTACTTTGCCATCATTCAGCTCGCTATGTTTGTTGAATGTTCTCCAGGGACTGGCTCTGATTGCGCCGCCGCGCACCAAATTAAGGATGCCCTTCTTGCTAGTCTTACCCGGATCCTTTATTCACCCAACTTATTATTTTAGCTCCCACATCCACCTGCCACCAGTGTTGACCAAATTGATAGTTCTTGGGATCAGCATGGTGATTGTTGTGCCAACCTTCTCCCCAATACAACACACCAAACACCCAATGGTTGGTGCTGCGATCCCGAACATGATGTGGCCTGGATCCCCAAGTATGATGCACCAAATTCAGTATGCCACCCATGCTCCAGGTGAGGGCTTGAGGTGCCAGATATAAACTGATCATCACCCAAGGACTTATCGCACACAAGATTAATCCCACTGCCACATGCACCAAAAAGTAATTCTTGTGCCACCACACATGCATGGGATCACGCATAAGGTCTTTCACATAACGCACATGCACAGGTGCAAACATGCTGAACCATATCACCTTGTACCATGCATGATGGTGAGGTGAGTGTGGATCCTGATCACTTTGATCTGTGTGATGGTGATGTGCTCTGTGTGCAGCCACCCAACTCATGCTGCTGCCTATGCCTGCCAGATTACCTGCGCCCACACACAGCTTTTCAAACCATGGTGGAGATGTAAAGCTGCGATGTGAAAACAGTCTGTGATAACCTATGCTCACACCTATACAGCTCATGAGGAAATATCCCATAAATGTGAGCAGCCAGTAGGGCCAGGTGGCCCAAAACAACATGCTCACAAGTGCCACATGAGCTATTAGCTGTAATATGAGTAGGGCCACACTGTGTTTGTTTATGGATTGCATGCTACTACTTAATGGGATTGAGATTGAAAGCTGCACTTATTCTATGTGACGTGCTTAGATTTTTATGCACTCTATGGGCCAAATTACCTGGAAACAACAGGAAATCTCCCGCCTTGGGTAGGATGGCTTGAAACTCCCCTTTCCTTTTGAACTCTATGGCTCCTGCATTTTCAGGCATCTGGATGTAGAGCACCGCTGCCCATTTGTAAGGGTTGTGAGTGTGCCACCTGTATTCATCACCAGGTTCACCGCAGTTAAACCACCATTCGTCTATGGTTAAGTCACATATGCTAGCTGCCACTCTGAGAAATGTAGCGTCAAACCATGGATAGGGGTTGATGCGGATTCTACGGCTGTGCCAAGTACCATAAGCACCCCCTCTAGCGTTGTCCAGATCTCTGTAGAGTCGGACAACTTGCTCTGCTAGGCATGCGTCAACTGCTAGACTGCGGTGTTCAAACATTAGTCCCAGTAAAAGTTAAACACATGTGAAGTGCTGGTGACACCAGTTAAACCAGTAGAATCGTATGATATGGTTCTGTCATTACCTATGATGGCGCTGGCTACCACAGTTCTAGTACCAAAGCCTGCTATGTTGCTGGTTATTCTAGCACCGATCGGTATAGCCGCAGCCTCAGCGAATCTAGGATTATTTGCAAGACAATAGGTAGTACCAAAGGTGCCACCACTGTAAGGATGTGCTAATCCAATAAATGTGCCTGGGAAACTTGTGCTTGTGGTAACACCGTTGTTAGCAAGGTCATGATCACTGGCACTAGTGTCATTTAAGGAATTAACTTTGCCCAAGAACAACACAGTATCTGCTTCAACACCATAAGTTGTTGTATGTGTAAATGCCGCGGCATACTTGGCTGTGCTGCTGATTCTAACCATGGCCATTTTGCCATCAAAATAGCCGTTGTAGTTCGGAGCAAGTCGACCAATATATAAATTATCAGAGGTATTTGTCTTGCCGTTTGTTGTATAGCTGCCGGAAACTTTTGCTTGCTCAACACCGTTGTAATATACTTTCTGTGCAGAGCCTCCACCGTTATTGACAATGGCTATATGAGTCCATACTCGTGTTGTGGGTTCGGTAAATTCAATAGCATCAGTAGCACTTTGATTAATGGTTAGGTTACCGGCAGCGAGCCCAACTAATATACAGTTGTCATTGGGCATACCGTAATACCAACCACCTTGGTTGATCAAGCCCCATTGTCCGCCTGGAATATTGATGTTATCAGCAGAATTATTATTAGATCTAATCCAGAACTCTATGGTCCAGTTATTGTCCAAGTTCCAGTCTGAACTGGCCGGCACCATTAAGAAATCTTGTTGAGGATTATTAAACTGTAAACTTTGGAAACTTGGAACATCGTTTGTGCGCACAACACCAGTGTTGGTGATAGTGTGTCTAGCACCACTAAAGTTTACTGTAATTGCATCCATACTAGGTGAAACATTTATTCCCCAATTATCAGGATCTGCTGTGAACACTGCTCCAGTGGTTACTGAAGTTGAGGAGTCGCTAACCTTTGTTACGGTATTGCCTGCTTGAACTTGTTTATCTAAATTAGGATATGTTGATTTAGAAAAATACAATGTACCACCATTATACGCACTGGTGTCAATGCCATTCAACTCATATTGAGATAGATCAGTGAACGGATCAGTTAGACCCAAGAACAGTTGAGTATCTGCTTCAACTCCATAGGATATTGAAGGGCTAAAGTTTGCTGGATATTTGGCAGTATCGCTGATTCTGATTAGAGCCAGGTTACCGTCAAAGTATTGGAAGTTGTTATTACCACGGCGTCCAATGTAAAGGTCTAGGCTAGCATCAGTCAATGAAAGATCTCTCTGTGCTGCATTTTGTTCAATACCATTGTAATAGACTGTTACCAATCCCTCATCACTGGATATTGCCACATGGGTCCATATACCACGTACAGATGCTGTGATAGTAAATGTTTCACTTATAGATTCATCAACACTTGTAACAGTTATCTCATCTCCGTTGGTATATCCACTACCTGGTGTGTTTATAACAATGTTAGAATAACCACTGCCACCATCAGCTACATTCACAGTAAGTCCAGATCCTGTTCCACCTGAGGTGGCTAAGTTATTACCAACCTGATCGTTGCCCCATCCTTGATTATCGCTTGTTTTAGTAACATCACCAAATGGCACTCCGCCCACTGGGGGTTCAGCCGCGAGTGCTGTACCATTACTCATTGCCAAGCCGTTTCCGTTTTGGTAGTATACATCAATACTACCTGCTGAAGGTGCTTGCCCCATTACAGTTCTCACACTGGTACTTGGAGTTGTAGTCTTGGACCACCACTCCAGTGTCCAGGTTGTACCCAAGTTCCAATCGCTTGGATTACCTCCCACCGCTAATCTACGAGCACCTGTAAACGCCATACTGAATGGTGGAACTGGTGTTAGACTGGTATCATTGATATAAACTGTTTCGCTGGTCGCTAACAATGTACCATTAATACTGCCTGAACGAAGTTGAACTGTAAATGTTTCACTACCTTCGGTGTTTTCGTCAGCGGTAGGCGTTACGGTAAAAGATCCTGCGTCGCTGGTAATTTCTACTTCGCCACTGCTCGTGCCAAAATCACCACTGTTAGTCACAATCCAGTAATAGGTTCCATCTGGTATATTAGTTCCACTAACTGTGAATTCTAAACTACTACCTTCATCAACATTGTCGGCCGTTGGTGTAATTTCATAAGTTGATGTAGGATCCAGACTTGTGTCATTGATAGTAACGTCCGCGCTAGTTGCTAATATTGTGCCGCTAATACTACTGGAACGAAGGCTAACTGTGAATAACTCTGAGCCTTCAGTGGTAGCATCAGCATCAGGTGTTACTGAGAATGTGCCACTATTACTTGTAACACTAACCGTTCCACTTTGTGTGCCAAACTCAACACTGCCAGTTTCTATAGTCCAATAATAAGTTCCGTCAACAATGTTAGTGCCACCCACTGTAAACGTCAAACTACTACCTTCATTGACATTGTTGGCCGCTGGCGTCAGTGTATAAGTGGGAGTCGGAGGAGCACCACTGCCACTACTGACAACAGCACCTATTAATGTTAGCATAATGCTCATTGTGGATCCTTAATCGTTGTTGTAGTAGTCAGCAGCAGCCACCATCCAGATATCGCCGTGGTTCTCAGCATCATCTGATTCAGTGCCTTCTTTGATCTTGATCAGGGTGATCATCTGTCCTGAACCGGTATCCGAGAATCCAATAGCAGGAGTCTTCATATCACCATTGCTCAACCATATTTCACCTCTCAGATTGTTAGAAGACTCGTTTGTCACATAAGCATCACTGTTGCTGATGTTCACAATACTCACAGTATATCCCACTGGCAAGGTTACTGATTGCCAGTTGGGGATAATCACAGAATAGTTGCTAGCTTCAATAAGGATGTGTCTACCTGAATCTTCTGGTCTCAAGGTATACCTACCAGCACTGATTTTAACTTGTGGCACAATAGCAGTGCTGAATGTCTGTTTACTACCATCAGCAAACTCAATAGCACCACCTTCCTCACTACGGATATCCACAGGATAAAATGTGAATTCTTCTTGTGGATAATTGGTGTAGTAATACTTGATGTTGGGTGTGGCTGTGATGCCATTTGTGTGCACAGTGGGAGTGAATGTGACGCTGGTTCTGCCAGAAAGTCTCCAAACTTTGATTCTGTCATCGTTGGGTTCCACATAAGTCCAAAGACCATGTTCGCCTACACCTGTGCCATCCAAAGGTAATGTGACTATGAAGGCATTATCAGTGTCATCGTCTGCACCGTCAGTATAACCCACCAAAGTGAACTGATCACCATGTATGCTGAGAGCTTTGTTGCCCCAACCATTATAGCACATGCGAGTGTCGCTTTCGTGAATACCAAACATTCTCTTCCAGAGCACTTCACCATCTGTGTCCAGTTTGATCATGTGAACGGCATCATCATCAAATAAATCACTATAATCTGTAGTGTACCAGGCAATCAGGATTTCATCACTTGCAGGATCAACTGCCACACTGATGTTACTGTTAGGGCTTACCCAACCATCAGTACTCTCCACACCAATAAACTGTTGCCATATGATGTTCAGATTGCTGTCCAATTTTGTTACCAATACCTCGTTAGTCTCATCTCTGTAAGTGTTGTACATGTCATAAACAACCACAATGGCATCGTTGGCCATGAGAGCCACTGCACCACTGTCAGCACCGTTGTCACCCATGTTGTTGTTAATATACTTGCTCTCCACAAGTGTGCCAGTGCTGGAATACTTGACCACCAAAGCTTGATAATAGTTGACCTCGTAGCGTCCAGAACCCACAGCATACAAATTTGTGCCTGCAGCGTTCCATGTGACGCCACTAAACCAATCACCGGTGGGACCGCCAATAGCCTTGTTAAAGTCTGGAGTCCAAACAAATGCTTCGCCGCCCACATTCTGCCTGATCCCAAATGTGTCTCCCACTGCTGCAAAGTCCACTGTGTCATCAGTGTTTATCAACAAGTGCGTGGATGCAGTTGTGCCACTGAATGTTTGTGGATTAGCAACTTGTGTGCCATTCACATCAGTAATAGTGACTGTGATGTTGTTTGTGGGCACAGTTCCCCCTGCCAAACTTGTGCCTGGCACAGTGATCACATCTCCCACCAAGTAGTCTTGGCCTGCTGTGTTCACATTTCCTGTTTCAAGTGCACCAGTAATAGCATTGAAGTTTATGTTGAATGAAGCGCCGGTGCCGTTTACTTTGGTGCCTGAGAGTAGGGTGTAAGTTTGATCAGCACCTGTGGCAGTTCCTGTGGGATTCACAACAAGATTTATGCTGCCGCTACCATCCACTCCCACAGTAAATGTTAAATCGTTTGTGGGGGTTGTGCCACCCAACAAGTCGCCAGTGATCTTGAACTTTTGTCCTGCCAAATATGCAGATCCTGCGTTAGTGGCATTGATTGTGGTATATGAAGTGCCCACAACATCCACACTGAACACTGCACCTGAACCTGGGCGAGTCAATGTGCCAGTCAAGTTAGTGTATGAATTAACACTTGTCACTTGCACTTGATCTAGTATTGCACTGCCTGTGATCCACCAATCACTAATTTGGCTGAAACCATCTCCTGGGAAGTGTTCTGCATCAATGTCTGATTTAATAACTCGCAGCTGGTCAACTCCGCTGCCCGCCAAGGGGGTCACAGCACCATATTCATTATACTCGTTAAACTTTTCTCCCACAATTGCCACCTTACCAGTGGCACTAACAGAAACATCATAAGCGTAGAGGTCGCCTTCGTCTGTGAGTGTGGTTGTGCTGATAACGGTGCCTGAACCATTGTCAATTATCAATGCAACTGTTTCTGTCCAATCAGAATCAAAGTTCACATCAGCCAGAGTAGTGGGTGTTGTGACAACCAACACAATATTTCCAGACACAGGATCCAATGCCATGCTCTTAACATCACACTTAGCGTTGTCGTTAAAGTCCCCTATATCAAAATAATTATTCACACCTGTCAAACTGGGATTTGCTGTGCCCGACTCAATGGTGACTGTGGCAACTTCACCAATAAAATCAGTCACATTGGTGATGGTGGCCACTTGTAACGTGAGGGAGTTAGTGTTATTACCACCCAGGTCTGACCCGCTCAGAATGATTCGGTCCCCCACCTTATAGCCCTCTCCACCTGTGTCCACAACCGCAGCAGTGTACACACCGTCTGTGACAGTCACATCGAACGAAGCACCACTGCCACTAAACAATTGTCTGGTCCAAACCACTTGACCTTCTGGTGTATACTTGTGAATGTGAGCTCTGTTGCTGAGCCAGTTATTACTGCTCACTGCATAAGCATACCCTTCTGCGTCGTGGCACACACACTCATACCAGATGTCATTGGTATTATTGGTCCACAATCCATACATGGTGGCATAACCCAACTGGGTCTGTTGCAGCTTGATGTTGCTGTCTGCAGGATTGGTTAATGTGCCGTCTTTGCCAAATGTCCAGGTGTTCACCTTGCTGCTAGCACGTCTCACGCTCACACCCACATTGAGTGAAGGCACGTTTGCTGAACCGTCTGCGGTGATAGCAATATCGTTTTGTAGTTGCAAGGGACCTGAGAGGGCCACCAATGTGTTGGTCAATTTACCTGGAATACGGCTGGGCTTCAAACTCCAACCCTCAGCTGACCAGAGCGTGGCATCTGTGTCAAATTGTGCAACGAAACCTTGGTTAAAGTAACGATAATTGCCCCAGGGTGCTTGCTGATCTGCATCGCTTTCACCCAATCTCACAGCACCACCAATCAGAATCTTGTCACCTTGCACACTCATCAAATCTGAAGCCAGTCCTCCCCAAGGTGCAGAGTCATACATTGCTGGAAATTCTTGTGCGTGTGGATTGTCAAAATATCTTTGCCAAATCACAGCACCAGTCAGCTTGTTATATCTGGCCAAAGCCATTGTAGCATTCCACACACCGTTGTTGATGTCCACAATACCTGCGGGATTTAGTTGATAAGTGCTAGCATACACATACAGGTCACCATCATCGCCCACCGCGGAGCTAATACCCACCCAGTTACATTCTCCAGGACCCACTCTGCGATCCCAAACTATGGCCCCCAGTGTGCTCATTTTGAATATCACAGCAGCATTTGTTTTAAGACTGCTGGTCCAGGGTTGGAAAATACCAGGATTATCCACATAATAAGTGCCAGTCACATACACATTGCCCACACTGTCCACACTTATGCCTGACGCCATGCCTTCATTAATTGCTTCAAGTGCAACAGTCTTCTGCCAACTGAGTGTGCCTGTGCTGGTGAGCTTGGCCACCAACATGGTGTAATCTGTGACAGGTTGCCCGTCAACTGTGTGCACATACTGTGCGCTGCCTGCCACAATTATGGCATCATTGAAATCCACAACCAAAGAGTTGATGTAGGATTCACTGTTGTCTCCAGTCAATGACTTTTGCCAAAGGATGCTGGTGGCAGTGGGATTCAGTTTAGCCACAAATGCTGTATTAGCTGATGCAAAATAGAAGTAACCACCAATTATGATGTTGTTTCCACTGTCCACAGCAATGCTTGTGAGTGTGTATCCTGTGTTGAAATCCACACGCTCACTGAATAACACAGCACCAGTAGTGCCGTTGATTTTCACAATCACAGCCACATCGTTTTCTTGAGCCAGCGCACAAATGATGTTATTGTCACCATCCACAAGTGCATTACTGGTCACATAGTATGAGCTGTCCACAGCATCCAAGCTTTTCTTCCAAACCAATTCCCCTGCAGGAGTAAATTTGAATACTGCCACACCGTAATTGTCCAGCTGAAGTGCGGCCACCGCAATCACATTGCCTGACTGGTCATAGTTGGTACTAAAGACCACAACACCTTCCTGATCTGGATTCTGTGTGCCGTCTTCTCTGCGCAAACGCACAAACCAACGGTCTGCATCACCCGTTTCCACAGTGATTGCACCCACGTTGCTCAAGGCATTGGCTCCTGCATATGCAAGATCAACCCAACGAGTCACACCGTCACCATATTTGATCTGGCCAGTGTCTGTTTCCAAACCTGGTTCACCCAAAGCCAAGATAGGGTTACTGGTGGTCCAGTTTTGTGCAGTATCTCTGCGCAGTTTAATTCTTGTTGTCATGTTAGGCTGTGCCCCCATCTAAGATGTTGTCGAAATTTTCATTGAATGTCTGATCAGCACCTCCGCCCTCGGCCACGTACACTGACTGCCTGTTGTCCCAGGGCACCAGTGTGCTCCACAGGGTGCCAGTCCACTGATATGTGACAGTGTTGTCTGCCACGTATTCTTGTCCTGTTTCAGGATTTGCGGGAAATGTGATTGCCATGTTATGTCCTATTCATATTTATTACTATTGATTATACTGCCGAAAACGTTGTAGCTAACGGAATCAATGTAATCTCAGTTGATATCTTGTTGGTTGAACCATATTGAAATATTGGGCTTGAATAAAATACTGTGTTGGTAGCAGTACCATTAATAGCACGATTAGAACCATCTCCCACAGGTATGTTAAATGTGCATACACCAAATTGCATAAGTGCATTGTTACTCATTGTAATACCATAGGTATTAGCACCTACTCCAGTGTTGTTAAGAATACACACACCCATACCCCATTGTGCTGTCCCACTTAAGGTGACAACAGCACCTGTGTCCGCATCAAGTTTACTATTGATCACAGTACCTGTAGAATTGTTTGCTTGATTAAGCACTTGTCCGATACCGTTGGTTTCCAGATTGTTTATACTACAAAATCCACGTTGAATGTCTATTAGATACACAGAACCACTAGCTCTAGCCATGGTGCAATCAGTCATTTCTACTCTACTACCAGTACCAGTATTATCTGTATAAACACAACTCTTGGTAGAATTTGCTTGATAGCAATATACACCATCTAAATACAGCTTGGACGGATTAGTGCCATTCATCTCAATACTGTGGTATGCTTCATTCGTTTTAACTGCAATGTTAAACATACCAAATCTATTGACGTTTATGGCATTTACTCCGTTGTCCGCAGGAGTAATAGTCACATGTCCGGTTATCCAAATAGGCACATGGCCAGCATTAGGAGTATTGCCACAGATAAAGATATTTCCACGAGTTAATGTTATGTTTTCTGTAACACCGCTGAGTAAGGAAATAAACTGGGGATTTTCAACCACACTGCCGTTTATAACAATTACTAAACTATTGTTTGCGATAAGTGCTTCAATATACGCTAGCGCCGCTGTGATAGTTTTAAAAGGTCTGAGTAAACTGCCATCAGCTATGTAAGTTCCCAGATTACTTGGATCAACAATCCATGTGTTATCTGGTGTGGCAATTACTAAACTGGCACCTTCACTGTCCACAATATCTCCTGGCACTATTAAAGTACCATCTGTCCCAAATACCCAAGTCTTGTCGTTATATGCGCCCCAAGGACTGTCATTTATTATCACGACAGAAATACTTGTACCCACATTGATTGCAGAAGCATTACAGGTCAACAAACTGGTGTTGGGAATTGATGTGAGTGGGCTAGTACTGGGAGTAAATGCACCAGTGTAAACGGCAGTGTTCTTCACAATGCGCACATTGCTGATCTTACCAGTAAAACTATTGATTGTATCTGATCTGCCAATAGTAACAGGTCTTCCACCCTCTCCTGTGATGGGTGTGGTGGCTGCTGCCACTGTGCCCACGCTCACACCACCCTGATACAGGGTCATGTCTGCACCATCCCATACTGCGGCCAAATGCACCCACTCATTCAAAGGTAGATTGACTGAACTTACCACACTCTTGCCAGTGGGATTATTGTTGCCTCCACCACCAAATCCTGTGTAGATGGCTGCTCGTCCATTGTTGGCCACATTTAACATGTAGGTTTGATAGTTTACACCCACCACAGTGTCTTTGTCTATGATGGTCATGGCACCACTCACAGGATAGGCAGTCATGTACACCCAAGATTCAATGGTCCATGCAGTGGCATCACCCAATCTCAAAGTGGGGCTATCAGCTATTGCTATACTTGCAATGCCATTAAACTGATTGCTGTACAGGGGCACATAATTGGTTGTTACATTTAAAAAGTTGGCGTTTTGTATGGTGTTATCTGGGAAAGTTGTGCTACCATCTGCACCAAACACCCAATCTTTATTGGTGGCTCCAGGAGATGTTCTCACAGTCACGCTTCTGCCTGGCACTGTGTTGGCGAAAATTCCAAAAGTGTTCACAGCTGGTGACACTTGAATAAATTCTGACAGCACAGTGCCTTCTGGGAAGGTCATTTGTCCTGTGGCACCAAATGTCCAATCACTGCTGTCAGTGTGTAGAGCAATTGTGCCTGTTTGGGTCGCATACAGATTGATGTTACCACCATTGCGTGCATTAATATTGATATAACCACCTGAGCCAGTAGTTGCACTTTCACCACTTTCAATATTGATGTATCCACCAGCGCCTGTGCCACTGTCACCTGCTTGAAAGTTCAAATAACCTCCAGATCCAGTACCGGTGCCTTGACCAGCACGCACCTTGATGTCTCCACCGCCGCCATTGGTGCTGCCACCTGGACCAGCCCACAAATACACATCCCCACCTTCACCAGTGGTGCCTGTGAAGCCAGGAGCACCTTGGATGATGATACGTTCCGCAGTGTTGTTGGCCGAAGTGCTTTCTGGTCCAAAAATGATTGCTTGCTGTGTGGGGTCACTAAATTTTAATGTTTGTCCAGTGCCGTTGGGATTAGCGTTATCGCTTATGGGCACAGTAAGTGTGGGAAATATGGTGGCACCATCTCCCCGAAATTCCCAGGTGTGTTGAATAGCACCAGCTGTGCGATCAAATGCGGTGATGCTCAGGCCACTTTGTGTGGCTGTTTGCCACTCCACAGCTAGCTGTAATCTTTCAGCATCCCCCACTCCCGCAGGATCACCAGTGAAGATACGGATTATTTCCACTTCTTGATCATCAGGTATATTGATCCACCTCATGCTGGTTGTGCTACCACTATCACCACAATCTTTTACAAATCTGCCACCCTGCACAGTGATAATGTCGTTGGAACTCAGCAAATCCCCCGCACTGTTTAGCACAACTTCTCTAGTTCCATTTGTCAATCTGTCCACCACTGCTGTGCCCACAAATGCTGTGGTTTGCACACTAGCATCTGCAAATGTCACGCTGTTCACATCTAGATCAGGATCAGGCTGTGGCATCACTAGGGGACTTGCATCCACCCACACATCTGTGTACTTGATGTACATTCTGCCTTCTGCTGTGTTGAACCACAATGTGCCATTGTTTGCTGCGGGCGGGAAATCCTGTCTGAACACATCAACAACACTGTTACTCCCTGAGAATCCACTTACACCACTTGTACCTGAGTAGCCACTTGTACCTGAGTAGCCACTAATACCTGAGTAGCCACTTATACCTGAGAAGCCACTTGTACCTGCTGCACCGCTGAATCCACTAATACCTGAAAATCCACTTTCACCTGAGTAGCCACTTTCACCTATTGTGGTTCCACTGGTGCCACTTGATTGTCCAGTGTATGCTGTTGTTTGAACTGAGGAATCAGGAAATGTTAGCCTACCATCCACACCAAATTGCCAATTGTGTGTGGTTGTACCATCATTAGTGCTAATGGTATTACCACCAATGGTGGTGTGTGAGGATGATTTGTAACCTGAATACATGATGGATGTGATCCCTGTGTGCTGATTCTATATGCTGGTGATATTTAACATATCTGATTCAGATATGATAATTCACAAACCACATAATGTTTTAGTACATAATACATATTACATCATTCACTGAGGGGGAAGTCAATATTCTCCCGATGCACGGGAGAATGGTTCTGGACCTTCACTAGAGTCATCAGTCACTGTTTTCATCCACTAAGTCAGCAGGTTGCCGATATTCTAACATAGGATGTACCACTCAGGACACGTCATGTCCTCAACCGGTTATGGTGGTCAATTGGCCACCAAGCCTGATTCATGATGCAAACAGAGCATCATGGTCAGCAAGGGGTTTCCACCCTTGTCCTTTTTGCTCAATTTGGGGCAGAGGTATTCGTGAGCCGTGGAACCTCTATGCGTGGGTGCCCGCCCTTCGCGGCGAGAATGCACGGGTGGATACATCACCACCATACAAAGCCCTTATTATCACACTATACATGATACACACACATAGTATCAACTTTTTTGTATGATATGAAATCAAAACCCATGGTCAGCCTTGTGGGGGTCTGGTGGGTGGCAAACTGTTGGAATCATCCACGTTATTGGATCCGTTCTTGTTCATGGCTTCTGCCCTGCCTCTTGTCCAAGCTGCTACCCCTAAAATTGCTCCGAAACTGAGGTGAAACATGGAACCATCACTTACTGTGATGGGTTCCCAAGAAGTCCTCTTGGCAAGCTGTACTATAGCTTGAAGTTGGTCTTCTGGTCTCAATCTCATGGATATTTCGTATATATTGTTTAAACTGCCTTGACTGCGCAAGTGCCAAACTGGCATGATCATGAAATCAAAAATACAAATTATCAGATATACCCAAGCAGCAGCGGGTCGCCAATAATGTATAAACCAGTTTTCATGCATCATAATTTGCCCTTTTTCTGGTCAGGTGCTGGCATTTTGGCCAGTTGGTCCAACTGTTGAGCTCCTCTTTCCAGATTTTGTGCCTTTAACCTGCTCAAAAGCACCATTGCAGGGCCAGGTTGTAAAGCATCCTTAACACTCAGTTCATCCACATACATATCCAAAATCCTTATGAGATCAGCAGCAGTTTTAATTTTGGCGTAATCTGATTGTGGTTTGCCACCAGCTAACTCCATTCTGCTAGCCTCCTGCCCATACTGCTGCAGATTGCGTGTGATGGTTTGTTTTAATGTGATTTCACCCTCATATGCTTCTTGTAGTTGGGTCATCCATGATCTCATGAGGTGTGTGTCCATAAATATATTTAACCTATTACAAAAAAAGGAACCACAAGTGAGCTTTTCATTTGCGTTCACACCAGAAAAACTAAAAGCATGTGTGCCTCAAAATCCACGCATCACAGATTGGTATAATGTGATGTTTACCACACTACCTGAGTATGGCATCACAACTTGGCAAAGAGTTTCACAATGGATAGCCCAGATCAGTCATGAAAGTGGAGATTTTAGGATAACAGCTGAAAATCTCAATTACAAAACCACATCCCTCACAGCCATGTTTGGTAATCGCATCAGTGTGTCAGATGCTAATAAGTATGGCAGAGATGATGCCAAAGGTCAGAAGGCTAACCCTGAGGCTATTGCCAACTGCATATATGGCGGTGACTGGGGCAAGAAAAATTTAGGCAACACACAATTAGGAGATGGCTGGAAGTTCAGAGGCAGGGGGCTGGTTCAAGTCACAGGCAGAGCAAACTATACTGCATGCAGTAAAGCATTGTACGGTGATGAACAGATCTTGTTGAAGGAGCCAGAAATTTTAAGTGAGCAGGATGGTGCCATTCGCAGTGCGTGTTGGTTCTGGAATAGCAGAAAGATCAACTCTCCTGCAGACAAAGAAGACACATTGGCTGTGACCAAATTGATAAACGGTGCCACAAATGGTTTGGAAGACAGAATCTCCAAATATAATCTTGCCAAAAGCATATTGAGGTCTTAATGTTTAGCGGTGTAACCACATATGTGATAGCAGGCCTAGTGATTGTGATCATGATCATGGGAGGCCTAAGCTACTGGTATTTCACATACAGTCAAGAACAAATGGGAATTTTGAGAGAGAATGCTGCCAAATTAGAACAGGCTGTACAAACACAGACTGAAACAATTCGAGCTCAGCAGGCAGCTCATGAGAGAACCAACCGTGAAGTTGTAAATCTGCAAACCAGATTGGGAGTGGCTGAAAGTAACAGGCGTGAAACTGAGTCCAGACTGCGCAGGGCCAATTTGGAAGCGCAAGCCAGAACAAGCAGAATACAAACTGAACAGCGCATCAACCAGGACATACAAGACGCATTCACACAGTTTGAAAGAATTACAGGTGCTACTACACCCAGTGTAAGACCCAATACACCCACAACAAGTACCTCTCCTTCAGTAAGCAGTAATAGATCAGATCCTCAACCGGCACCTAGGCCACCCATTAGGAGTGTTACACCATGATCAAATATGTGATGTTGATGGGGCTCATGTTGCTCACAGCATGTGGCACTCGTAGTTTGCAGATCACATCTGCCCCTGTGCAGATAGCTGTAACACAAGCGGTGGATCCTGAACCAGTCACCATGCTGCCTGTGAATTTGAATGTGGTCACACCTGAGAATATGGATGAATTTATTACTCAATTGAGAAACAACCAGAGTACCCAGAACACTGTGTTTGTGGGAATCACCATACGAGATTATGAAAATTTGTCACTCAATTTGGCTGAGCTGAGAAGGTATATAGAACAACAGCAGGCAGTGATCACATTTTATAGACGCATGGCTGTGCCCACAAATTAGTTTGGGTTAGTTTTGACGTGATCCACTTTGCCTGCTGCACCAGGCTGCCGCTCCACATGTCTCTTGCGACTAACGGCAGATGCCTTTTGTTTGGTGGTCATTTTGGCAGCTTTATATGCTGGCACACACTTAGGGTAGGCTCTCTGTGGATCTGTATCACGACCATGCTTACCAGCACTTGCACCGCATTCAGGATGTTTCCCATCCACCTTGCGGCTTACATCCACCCATTTCTGTTTGAACCACTTGCGTAATCCGCCTTTGTAGGCACCCTCTTCCAGTAGATCTGAAATCTTCACTTGCCCATTCTCCACTTACCACCTTTTGATTTGTAGATTTTGGCCGCGTAGCCATTAGCATAGGCACTAGGGTAGACCTCGAACTTACGCTTGGCTTGTGCCTTTGCCTGACTCCACAATTTGGGATTAGTGGGTGTGGGCTTTTTGGCTTCTGTAAGTAGATCTTGAATGCGCATGATGTTATTTAACACCATACGCATGGCATCAGTAGCAACTTTTGATCTTGTCAGCCACACCAAGCTCTACAGCCTCTTCAGCAGTGAGCCACACATCTTTGGCAGGCGGCTGATCCAACATCTGGTTCACCAGTGACTGAATGGGTAGTTTGATTCTGAATGTGTCAGCAGCCATGATCAAATTCCTTTTGGATACAGATTACTCAGCACCTGGGCGGCACACTCGTTTGCGAGTGTACAATTTCTTACTGCGAATCACACGTGGCTTGAAGCGGCCATCTGCAAACAGTTCCACAGCACGGCGACTCACACGAGGTGCTGTTCCAGCAATCATGATGGAATCCTTCTTCATGGTACATTCTCCTCTGTGTGTACATGTGTTATAACATGTGTGGACACAGTGTCAACGATTATCTACCTCTGCGATCCATCGTGCAGCTTCTCGTTGTATGAACACCAATGCCTCAGATTCTGGCATCCAACCTGCGTCAAATGGACCCTCACCGTAGTTTTCACTATGGTACCACATGGGGTTTCCCACCACATCGGAACCACCAATACTCATGCTCCATGAACTACCCCTGGCCCTGAAATAAAAGGGTTCACCACAAATGGTGCCTTCTGCTTGCACAGGACAGCTTCCGGCCAAATCCTTTATGAGCAGTCTGCCACCCAGTGTGTCGTAGTCCACCCAAGACATGTGATCATCATTTTGTTCCATGTCCTGATTATAACATGTTATAACCAGCTGTCAACTGTATTTTTCTTTGTGATCACGCAATGAATGTGTGTGAAATTGGTTCACAGTCACACTCATACAGTTGTTCCTCACATCCACCTTACCCATGCCTTCCACAAATGTCACATGTTTCAGTTTAACAACACCAGGTAAGCAGACTTCCAAAAACTCACCTGATCCTGTGCCCACTGTGGCAAATGTCACATGCTCGCTGTTGCCGTTGTGATAAACACGATGGGTGGCAATCATGCCACAAAATGATGCCAAGTTTCCCATTTGCTGGAACCAGGTGCCTGGAATCCAGGTGGTGTGAGTCCAGAAGCCTCTGGTAGCCAACTGATCCCAATGATCATCAAACAAGGGTACTTGCCAGTCATCGTTATACAGTACATCTCCCTTGACCTTCCAGGGGCGCTTGTTACCCTGAATTCGCCAACCTGCTCGTTTGGCTGCTTCCATGTGCACCCAAGGGCGATACATACTGCATGAATTTTGTAATACGGCCAACCAAAATCGTTTAGGGTGGTGTGTCTTTTCATACGCTTGGGCATAAATCAATCTGCCCAAATTTACGGCATGTGCTTTGCATAACCCAAAACCATCCATGCGACTGAGCAGATACAAGATTTGTTCTCGTTCTGCATGATCACCCACCCGTTCCAAAAACTCAAACACGACCTGTTCATTTCTTTTCACAAATGCTCTGCGATACATGTCTGCTTCAAATGAATCCACACCCAGCACCTTGCATATGAGTGAAATGGCATCTTCATCAAATATTAGTCCATCTTTGTGTTTGAGCGCACCAGGTTGTTTGTTAGCACCCATCCACTCTCGAAAAAATACACCACGTTCTCTGCCTGTGAGTGCAGCAGGACGGATGAGTGCAGTGGCCAACGTGAGATCTGCTATAGTTTGTGGCTGCAAACTGCGCAACGTGCGACGCATCACAGGAGATTCACCTTGTATGATGCCCATGCTGTCACCATGTGCCAACATCTCCAGTGTTTGATCGCATTCATGATCATACTCAAAAGGCCCTTTTCCTGAACAATCCCATAACACACTTAGTCCCCTATTGCTGAGCACATCCACCTTGAGCAGAGCCAGATCCTCCACTTCATGTTTGTCTAGGAGTATCTGATTGTCTTTTTGAATAATCAAACTCTTGGCTGGGGGTTGGTCAAACACCACCACCCCACCAGGATGCTTGCTGATGCATCGCTTTTTACCCATCAACTTATTAGTGAGATCTCGCCAAGCCTGTTTCTGATGATTGGGCACTAGGTGTTCAGGCAGCTTGCCTTTTGCAGCCTTGCCCCTGATGCCACATATGCGCTTGAGGGCTTCTTTCTTGGCACTTTTGTCACGATACTTCACATAGTTGCTGAGCCTGGCTGCTCTGCCTGGCCAGTGTGCATAAATTCTCTCCAGCACCTGCTTGTGGAACTTTTGAGAAAAATCTATGTCCACGTCAGGAAGATCATCTCTGAGTGGGTTCAGAAATCTGGCCAGAGGAATTTCATGATGCACAGGATCCACATCTGTGATGCCCAACAGGTAACACACCAGACTGCTGCCTGCACTTCCTCTGGTGATGTGTGGTATGTCTTTGGTGAGATCCAGGATCTCCAACACTCTAAGAAAGTGAGGTACAAATCGCTGTTCATTTATGATTTCCAGCTCTTGTTCCAGCCGCTCCAAATACCTAGGCTCGTCAGGTATGGGTCTTTTTATCCGGGTGAGTAGTAAGTTGAGCGAGTCAGAAGATGTGTGGTTGATTGGGGTGGCAGATAAATTTTCAAACATGGAGCCTCAAATGAATATCAAATGCATGAGATGCATGCAGATATTTAAATGGTATAGATTATGTATGTTTGAGAATGTTTGATTATTAAGGGATTAAATTTTGATACCAAGATCGAACCTCTTCAAACGTGGGACCCAAATAATCGTCGTTGATCACTCTCCAGTTTATGTCATGCTTCCAATGAATTCTCAATTCCAGATGGGCATGTTGCTCAATCAACAGGTTATTTGGATAATAATTGATATCATCAATTAGATTTACCTTTGGGTAAGCTATTAGTTCATGATCATTGTGATCAAAGATCCATCTGTGATGGTGGCCGCCTCTGAATTTGTCTCTGCGTTGAAGTTCCCAATATTTGCTGGGCACTGCAATGAATCCCTCTTGAGCAATTTGAGGCATGTATTTCAATACAGCTTGCGGATAACTAATATCTTCCAGTGTGTGAGTGCAATTACAAAAGGTAAATTTGCCATGTTGCTTCACATGATCAAAGATCAATTGCCAACTTTCATAGGAATTGATATCTCCTATAAAAGTGTGCACATTCTCAAGTTGTGTGGGGAATTTATCAAATGTATGAGTAAGAAGCTCAGGGCAAAAGGGGTTCCAACTTGCACCAATGTCTATTAAAGTAAATTTAGTGGATTGGGCTTTAAGCTGTTGCACATACTGCAACACCAAGGGTCTGCCGTATAACTCTTCAGGATGAAGGTGGATCTCTTGCATATTGAATAAACCTTTGTTTAAACGAATTATACTATGATAAGATATGTCAGTACCGTTGTAAAATACTACAGTGTTTTTCTCAAATGTTATAGGGGAGACAAATACTCTAAATATTTTGATGTTGTGGGAGGTGGTCATGCTCTACTATGTGGTAAACATAAGACTACCTGATGGCAGTGAAGACCATTTGATGTTTGCATTCAACTCACATCAAGATCTGCTAGCTCAAGCACTGCCACTTGTCTCTCCTGATGTGATCATACTGAGTATTCAACCATGGGGTTCTGAAACTGATCATGGTTTTGATAACATTCCCACGCAGTAGGATCAGTAAGAAGGTCAGCTACCAATTTTTTGATTGAGAGCATGTCCACTCTTATGTCCCAGAATAGGAGCACCAGCCAATGTCAAGTCCCCCACCACATCTGCATTTTATGCATGCAGATATTTAAATGGTATGGATAACCCCATAATAAATTCCACCCACACAACCAATTTAATAAATTTTATATTCTGTCCATGTGATAAATCATGCTCACACTGGGAAATGTTATAAGAGCCCTTTGAGGAGATTGTAACCAAGATCTGGCTGGGAGCCATACAGGATTCCATTTGTATGTGTGCATGATATGTTCCACATGAGTTAAATTCAATAATTCAGGTACATCAGCTTCAGGCACAAGTGCCTTATAATTAATTATTTCAAATCCTTGAGTTGCCACCAACCAAAACGCATAAACTAAAAATTCAAAAGTGAACCAGGTGGTGCTTTGCAACATGTTTTCCAAACCACAATGTCTGTGTGTCATGTATGTGAAAAATTGTTTCAAATGATTCACATCATATGTGGGCGGTTCAGAGAACCAATGATACACATGTTCATAATTGGGTTGTAAAAACACATGTCTGTCTGCTTCTTGTAACCAATCCGCACTCAACACACAAGGACCAATTCCTATACTGTCTCCTGTTAATCTGGCACCTAGGATTTTTTTATTCAGATAATTCATGCGAGTTTGTGTTAATAAATGGTGAGGCTGTTTCACAAACACACTGTCCACATCAATCAAAGTCACATATTTGTGAGCACTGTGTGACAAACACCAAAGTGCTAAAAACTTTTTGAAGTTGACCGCGCACGAGTTCACATTCTGTTCAAAATAGCTCCACAGACTGTGGTTGGGTGTGATGCTCTGGCATATAGAATGCACATTCAATAATAGTGTGTTGTGTGATTTGGGTAAAATAGCGTGGATCAGATTACTAAAGAATTCACAATCTTGTGCATTACTGCAAATCAGATATATGGGTGTTTGTGCATGTGCATCATGCGCAATCATACTGTGTAAGAAATTTATCAAATAATTAGCCTTGGGAGGATGCACAGGCACCACTAACACATGATCATGCATGCTTACATATTAGGGAGGTCAATTATAATTGTCAATTTAGAAAGGTTAAATATGATCATGACCTAGCATGGATGTGAACAGGAGCAAGTATGGCCTACTTTGTGGTGAGTGTGAAAACTCCTGATCAGAAACTTCAAGTATTGGTGTTCGCATTAGACAAGCATCAAAATCTCATGGAACAAGTGGCGGCTAAAGTGGGCGCTCAATTCACAGTGTTGAGTATCAACCTGCTGGGTGTGGACTGGCCGTAAACACATGAAACCCACTGTGAGTTACCACAGTGGGGTTCAGTTTTTGCTACAGGGTCAGTTATGAGTTGAATGCACTCACATATGCCCGGATATAAGCCTCACGGTAGTCCATGTCACCATTTAGCGCATATTCCAGATTAAAGTTTCGAACAGGATAGTCTGAATCTGACCCACCGTCTTCCTCACCGTCGCATTCACCATTCACTTCACCATACAACTCTTCATAGCCTGTGATGGGTGCATTCAGTACACGCATGATTTCATCTCGCTGAGCCACATTTGCTGGTTCATATTCATCAGCGGCAGTCACTGGTTCACTCACATAAACTTGCAACTGTGGAGCATTACCACAGCAACGATCATAACCCTCAAAATAGGCCTGTGCATATTCCACAGCTTCACGGATGTGACCACCTGTATAGTCTGTCAGATCTGGTTCCTTATTGTGCCAAGCATGATCAAAGCCATTCACACGAGCCTGAGCAGGAGTACAAAAATCGCCATTCTGGTTCATACAATCATTCATGAGTGACCGTACCTGAGCAGCACGCTCCACAGTGCCAAAGTTAACACCCATGACCCAAGTATCAAGTTCTGACACTGTATTTGTGGTACGTGAACTAGTGCGTGCTTCCCCTGTGTCACTTGCAACTGAGGTACTGTAGGCTTCAGTCTGCTCACCCTGTGCATGCTCGCCCATGATCTGATAGCGCCAGGCACGGCCCTTGGCATTATCATAGTCAGAAGGAATGCTAACCACATCAGCTGGATCAATCTTGACCAACAAGATGCGACCCTTACCACCATGATATGCAGGCAGGTAGCTCAAGCTGCAAAAATGCAAGCCCTGTGAGCAGGTACGGTCACGATTGTCGTCCACCTGGTTGCGTGGCATCTGCAACACAGTCACATCGTTTTCCACTGTAACAGTCACGTTACTCTGTGGGGTCTGAATATACGCCAGATCACTCTCAGTCATGATGGTGGCTGGCTTGTTGAGCACCTTGCCAGTGTAAAAATCCATGTAGTCATAATTAACCTTTTTATATGCCATGAAGCAACCATCCTCAGTGATGGGCAAGCGTGTGCCTTCCAACCAAAGGTATAGTTCTTCCACAGCAGTACGACTGGGATTCAACATGAGCCGTTCCAGGAACTTCATGAGTGGCTCAGCGTCGAACCCCTCGCTCACCATGTCCAGGATGCGGCGAGTGACTGCATTATGAATGGCCGCACCATCCAACATGACTTCACCAGCTTGGACTGTGACACGACCCGCTGCAAACTTCTCAATCACATGCACAGGGGTTACCAGATCAGGAATTGCATCCCAATCCTTTGCACGGATGGCTTCACGCAGCACAGAAAAGTTGATGTGTCCTTCACGCACTGTGGTTGTTTTTCCATTCACCATGACAGTGATAGCGTCCTTGCTCATCATAAACGGTAGTGTCATTTGCCAATTGCTCCTGTGTTTGGCTCGTGTTTATAATATAACTTAATTTTTTGATGTGTCAACCAGATTTATATAATCCATGAACATCTGAAATTCCACACCAGTGGGGTACATGCGAACTGCATACCTGATTAGTGGATAAGTGTTTAGCACTTGTGTCCATAAAGGTGTCAAGTCCACTGGATTGGCCACTGTGGTAAAGTCGATCTGAACACCCACTGCACGAGACAGCTTGCGCAGCACATTGGTATCAATCTGACTGTTCACATTCTTTGCCATGCGTGACCATTCACGCACATACACACCCAAAACATTGGTCATGTGACCAACTGCCTTAATCCATTCTTCCGCACCACCACACACCCTACCATTTGCTTCATTGGTCTGATCCCTGTCATGAATGGCCTGTGCCAGGTTGTTCATTTGGATCAACTGTTGTGTGTGTTTTGTGATGTGAGCATGGATTTCCACCCATGCAGGATTCTTTTCGATCAGTTTGGTGTTGGTCTTGTTGATACCCCAAACTCGTGTACCCAAAGGCAGGATGCCCAAATCCTTGGCACATGACAGCATGGTGGTCAGATCTAACTCTAGATCCCCCTTCTTGGGTGTGAGTCCCTCCATGGTCACATAGTAACCACCCTGGGCAGTTGTGAGTTGCTCTTCCTGTTTCCAGTTTGCACTCTTATTGCTCTTATAATAAGTGTTACCATTTCCAGCCCAGATTCTGCCCTTGAAGGTCATGATCTTTTTTTGAGGCTTGTCCAGACTGCTGGCCAGGATAGTTTCAGGATTGCCCATCTCTTGCAACATGAGTGCAACTTGACCACAATGAGTGGCGTTCCAGATCTTGTGTCCAGTCACAGTGTCTTGGCTCACACCCCCAATCAAATACACACGTTTGCTACTCTGATTGTTATAGAATGCTTCTCGACATCTGGAAATGGCGTCAGAACAATCCATGAGCACAAACTGGGTTTTAGCACCCACTTGAATATCCTTGGTGTGGCGACCACGATAAAATTCACTTACTATTGTGATGCTAGGTAGTGGATTCTCCTTGTTGAACGTGGTTCCCCAGTCAATATAGCCATTACTGGGCACAGGCTGAGACTGCCATGTGGGTGTGTAACCTGCTTGACCCAGCATTGTTAGTATGTCAGATGTGGAACGGCCATTCTTGAGTTGCAGCAGTTCCACACGAGCCTGCCACATGGTGCTGGCAGTGGAAATACGAGATTCTACACTGTGTTTGAGATCCAGCATGATTCGACTCAGATAAGTTTCCAGCACTTGTACTGTCTGCTCATCATAGTTTAGGTCTTCACGGCTCACAGCTGGTTCCAGCTCACCGTTCTGTACACGGATAATGATGGGATATTTGCTCAGCCGCTTGTACTTATCATTCAGGCTGTCAGCACGCAGCGGATAGGCCACATTTGCCATGACCACCACTGCTTGGCCGCGATTATAATAATCATTATCTGCCTGATACAGACTCCACTGCGAGTGCTCAAAACCAGACACAAAAGTCAACTTGGGTAGCGAGTAGCGACTGTTGCCTGACACTATGGGTGCCAGTTCAAACCAACGGAAAGTCTCCTGTGCATTTTCACGGAAGGCTTCAAAGTCTGTGGGCTTCACAGGCACTTGCACTGTGACACCGTTGCATTCAGGGGTGGCACCATGACCCATGGGGGTCACATGCGGTTTTCCCATTTCATCTTTGTGCATCACATAATGACGCTTGATGCCCTCATGCACACTTGTGACTGTAAAGGTGTTGGTGTAGGCAAAAGGAGCTTTACTGCCCAGACCAAAGCCTCCAATTGCCTCGTTGGAGTGATCCTTGTCACTACCACCATAACAAGTGAACAGATTGTAGATACCCTCATCACTCAAGCCCACACCTTCATCCTGCACCTCAAAGTAGGGCTCCAGGTTGTTGGGCAGATGCACACGGATGGGCACATCACGCTTGTGAGCAGCACGATGGCTGTCCAGTGCATTACAGGCCAGCTCGCGAATGGGGGCTCGGATCACATTCTGATAGATGCCCTTGCTGAGCATCCTGGCGATCTTTTCATTGAAATTAAGTGAAAAACTGCGGCCTTCTGAGACCCCACCACGCTCAATAACATCCACATTCGCATTAATCTTCACGAGTTTGGTTTCCCTTCTGTTATGGGCAGTTTAACATGGAGACAAAAGTTGTCAACCATATTTTCACATGCTCCAATAGGTTTCTGAGCTAGGATTGCAAGCCCAAGGAGTGTCTGCAGGAATGGTGAGGGGCTTGCCAGTCATCAAGTTGGTCACAGTCATCATGGGCACTTGTGCTTGATATTCTGCCATGGACATGATGCACCAATCATCGCCCAGGGACATAGGGCCACCACGATAGCGAGTGAGTGCAGCCTTGGCAGCAGCTTCGCTCTTGTAGCTACTGCCTGACTTGGGCAGCTGATTGTGTCGCACTTGGGACTGCTTGTTTACCAACACGTAGGACATGCCATATGCTCCTGTTGAACAAGTGCATTGTAGCATGAGTGTTCAGGATGTCAACTAAAATATTCAAATACTTTCACACTGAATTCATTACATATTTTTGTAACTGAGCATACTCAAATATTGCCACACAAATGTGGCTGCTGCTAGTGCAGTTATCTGACCATGATCATAAGCAGGTGCGACTTCCACCATATCCATACCCACCCAGGGCATGTGTGTGGAAAATACATTATCCAGAACGGAACTCAACCACATGGTGGTTAAACCACCAATCTCAGGAGTACCTGTGCCAGGTGCATGAGCAGGATCCAGACAATCAATGTCCAAACTCAGATAAACTGGAATATTACCATGAAGTTTGTCCTGTATCCATTGGCTCATTTGTACAGGTGTTAGATTGGCTGCGGTCCTGGCACTCATATTGTGGCCACCCTGCTGGGTAAGCCACGCTTTGGTTTGTGAGTCCACAGGGGATCGCAAGCCCACACTGAGCACCTGTGTGGGATCCACCAATTGTTCCTGAATCACATTGCGCAACCAAGTGCCATGGCCATAAGTTTCACCAAAATGATCTGACCAGGTGTCACAATGCGCATCAAAGTGCAACACTGCCATCTTACCATGAATCTTATACAGGCTACGCAAGATACCCAATGTGATGGAGTGATCTCCGCCCAGAGTGACCACATGGATGCCCTGTAGTGCAAGCTGTTGATGTTGGTGTTCAATCTGAGTGAGCACCATGTCCATGTTGTGTGTGCCAATTACCCAGTCACCCACATCTGCCACAGTTTGTGTAATATCCACAGGAAACTTTTCATGTACACCATCAGTAAGCATGAGGCTGGCATCCCTTATAGCATGTGGCCCCATTCGGGAACCAGACCTAAACGATGTAGCACCATCAAAACTGGCACCTGCAACCACGATTTGTTCTGTTGTGTGAACAGGCACAGCGCAGAAACTTCTGCGCAACTGGTAAGGCAATTTTAACATTATGTGAATACCTGATCTGAGTGGATTCTTGAGTGTCGATGTATGTGTATGGCGGATACTGAAGACTAAGTCAACAGTGTGAGCATGATCATTTAATCATGCCCATGACATCCACAGGCTTGCCAGCATTCAGTCTGGCCAGTACCAGTTTACCTATGTTAGTGAGCTCATAGGAGTATCCATTGGATACAGCAGGATCATATACAGTAAGTAATCCTGCCTGTATGGCTGTTCCATCCAGGGAAGAGGTAGAATTGATATCACCTGCACCAAATGCACTTGATCTGCCTAACCCCCCTTTAAACACATCTGAGCGATTTGCACCAGGATGGGATGCCACATAGGTGAGCATTTTGTGAAATGCACCACCTGGTTTAACTTTTACAGGCATGGATGCAGTCAATTGCAGTTCAGGTATTTTGATCAATTCACGCTCAATTTTCAACAGCTTGTTTTTGTTGTGAGCAGGACCTTTACCCATGATCTTGTTGTTTTTAATTGCGAAGTATGCAGCTGAATCATCTGCACCACTCACATATAAGATCTTGTCTGCGCTGGGCCAGTTTTTTTGAAAATTCCAAACATCCAGCACATCGCGAGCTTGTGGAGTCATTTCATATACAGGTGTGCCATCTGATAATGCGGCAATTTGATTTTGCAGGAACATTTTACTGGTGGGCATGGCCTCACCGTTTACCACCATGAGGCGTCTGTGATCCACCAATTCACTTATGTGACTGTCCTTAACACCAATACGTTGCATTAATTCAGACAATAGTTTATTTGATTGCCACAGTTTGGCTCTATACATTACCAGTGTGTGACCTGATGTGACAGCCACCGCTGAGGCGAATGTTTGATCCTGACTCAATAACAAATAAATTTCATGCTCAGAGGTTTGCAAGTTTGCAGGCACAGGTAATCCAGTATAAACTGCACCGTAGTATGCATAGTCTGAGGCTTTGTTTAACTTATACCAAGTGTTGTGGTTGGCCTTGAACACACTGGTTAAGGGCACATGCTGTTGTAAAAAAGCAACTTTGCCTGTCCAGGAAGAAGGAATTTCATCCAGGTCGGGTGGCTGACTGTTTTCTTTTAATTGAAAAGCTCTCATGTGACATCTCATGCGTTTACAGGTGTTAACCTATTTACTACTACACATAGCTCACATAGGTTAGGGTTGCCAGCACAATTTAAACTTAGTCATGTCCCTTAAGTCATCACACAAAAATATCAACTTGTGTTCTCCTGTGCCTCTAGCAGCACTAGCACCACTATCTGCAACCAAGTTCCATGCACCTTGCACATGATGTGCGCACCATGTGATCACATGTGTGATATTCACTTCCCACTCTGTCATATCACACTCATAATGTATGTTGATGTGACGATCCCTGGGCATGTTAGATGCCTGCTGCCAACTTGCCCACAATAACTGCAATCAAATAGATTATGCTGATTGCACTCATGAATTGACCTGTATTGCAAATGTCTTGATTACGATACGCAAAACCTGCCAAGGTGACGGCTGCCCAAATCAACAGCCAAAATACACCCCAACCAATAAAAAATCCAAACATGATATATGCTCCTTTTCACAATTAATTAGTTTAATGTCCAATCTTAAAACACAAGTTGTAGCAGATCCTGCTTACTGATTTGGTATTCCTGGTTGGCCCACCTGTGCTTGAGGTCCTTGAGCATTTGACCCATGCGTGGCCCAGGTATCATGCCCATCTCAATCAAGTCACGTCCTGTTACTGGAAACACAGGCACTTCCCATTCCTCCAGCACTGCCTTCATGAAGCCACCATCCGACACATGTGAATCATTTAATGCATTATTCAGCACACACAGTTCTATAGCCCAATCTCTGCTCACATCCTCTACAGCCATAAGACGGAAAGGATCATTGTTCAGATTGCTGTACAAAAACTCTGCCAGTTTGATCTCTGCTGAACTTGCTTTCCATATTTTAAGAATTTGTTTTGCATGGTGGTCACACACCGCCACCAGCATGGTGACAGGATTGCGTGTTTGTTCATGAACTGCCAGATTAACATCGTCTGCACAAACACTGGTGCATTCAAGGGCATGATGCATGTCCACGTGTTTGTCCACACCCAGGTCATGAATGTCTTTCATGAGCTGCACTGCATGGTCGCCTGACAGTATCTTGCTGACCTCACTCCAAATGCGTTCACGACTGATTTGTTCCAGTCCATGAGCATGAGTACGCACTGCATGCTCTGCAGCGGCATCCATGTGCATACCAAACCTGCCACGGAACCTGAACCAACGCAGGATGCGCAGGTAATCTTCCTTGATCCTGGTTTCAGCATCTCCCACAAACCTGACCACACCTGCCGCAAGATCTGCCTGACCCCCAAAAGGGTCCAGGATGTCACCTTCAAAGCTCATGCTCATGGCATTGAATCGAAAATCCCGACGAAGAAGATCTGTATGCCAGTCACGAGTATATGAGACCACAGCATGCCTGCCATCCGTTTCTGTGTCTGTCCTCAGACTGGTGATCTCATAAGCCACATGATCAAAGATCACACTAATGGTGCCATGTGAGAGCCCTGTTTCTTCAAACCGCACACCCTCAGCTTGGTAGATGAGCACACACTCGTCAGGTGTTGCATCTGTGTGCAAGTCCACATCCTTGGGTGTGAGACCCAGCATGAGGTCTCTCACACAACCCCCAACCAATTTTATGTCAAATCCTTGAGCCCTAAATGCATCACGCAGGGACCACAGTGCTGGATTCAGAATGGAATTTGGATCTTGCATGGTTAACTCCTGGGCTTACCTCGTGATTATAGCATGATATACTCAGTTGTCAACCAAAGGTTGGTCTCTTGCTTACCCTACTGCCATCATACGAATCAGTCTACACAGCAGCCAGCCACATGTGCATGTGCCAATATTCAAATTCCCTGGGACTGTGTATCTTGAGCAGCTGATACGCCAACTGGGCATGATCTTCTCCTGCTAGCCAGGAAGCGTGCATGATTTCCACAGCATCCAGATCATGGGCCAACTGAGGAATGAATATACCCCACTCCTCACTCACACTAACTGCATCATTAATGTATTGAAGTTCCAGGCAATGTCCACTCCTGGGCACTCCCACTTCACTCAAGCACCAACCTTGTGCACCTGCTGCATGAATGTGACGACGTTTCCAATCATCCATGTTTAGTTTCTGTGTCATGCACGATCCGCCAACAGGATCTCAATAGTGGGAATGCAACGACCATGTGTGGCATCATACAGGGCCACCAGCATTAACTGCCAATCCACATGAATAAGGTATGAGAATGCTGCAACGGTCACACATCCTGCACCCACACTCAGAAAACTTTTTACAGTATGAAGCATGTTGTTGTATATCCTTTTCATGATCAAATTATAGCATGAACAATCTGGCTGTCAACACATATATTATCAACTGCCCATGGGGAAAAACTTCGGTACAAGAGACACCATGACTGGTCCAGCTGGCCGCCAACCAAATTTCTCAATGACCTGATTGCTTTCCATGGGCTTGCGTCCAGGTGCCAGACTCCAAGTAATATGATAAATTCCGTGACCAGGCCTGCTGGTTGAGCCACCAATCCTGAGCACAAGGGCTTGTACACCTGACGGATCAATGGCTTCACCCACCACTTGTGCATCTGTCTCATCAGGTAGCTTATAACTTGCATCCACACCAAACTTGAGAGTGCAATGATGTGCCACAAGTGTGGAAAACTGTTGCGGAAATTCCGCCAGTAGCCGCACACGTTCTGTAACAGGCAGCAACCAGCCCACATAGCCTTTCACAGGTTTAGTCATTGGAGACTCCACATTTCTTGAGTTCAGCATGGTTCAGCTGACGTTTGTGGGCACAGTAGGTGGTCACATAGGGCCCAAATGGGTTCGCATACCCTGTGTGCTGGGCAGATTATCCACGTCACAAGACCTGCCTGCACGGGTAGTATACCCTTTTCTGCGTGGACGCTCCACAATCACCTTGGCCATATCAGCCCGCATGTGCACTCCTCTTTGTTAATATGGTCATAATACACGAATTATTGTGGTTGTCAACCCTTTAATTTACTCAGTTTTACCCTCGGACAGTTGATCAGGGTATACTGTGTGACTGTTATTTACTTGCACTCAGATCACTTGGTTTTGAATGGCAACATCCAGGCCTGAGTAATCTGTTCTCCCAGCTTGATCATTTGCTCATACTGTTTGAGTGGCTGAATACTAGCTTCCAGCATGAGTGCAGTGGCCTCCAACTGTGCTGCTTGAGTGCGCAGGCAGTTGATGGTCTTTTCAATTTCTTGAAAGTTGAACATGATTAAGTTTCCTTCAAATATGGTTTAACAACTTGGCATCCATAAGACACACAGTGTTCTGCACACCATACAAATGCACAAATCCACCAAACCTGGGACCCTGATGCTGACCCAGTAGCACCTGATACAGACATGCAAACCAGTCACGTAGTGGATCAAATGCATGTGCCTTGCCCACTTCAAACACATGATATTGAATTTCATCCACAGCACTGTTTTCGTCCAGTGTGGCTAGTATGTTCCTTAAATCCAGAATGGCCGCAGCTTGAGCAGGAGTGGGAGTTGCAAACACACGGTGGGGCAGCATGTGGTCTTCAAAATAGTTAATAGCACACTGCACCAATTCCGTCAACACATGATCTGGTATGATATCCACATGATATCGTTGCAGGAACTCCAGGACCATTTGTGTGGAAGTGGTGTTCAACACACTCACCAGATTCAAGATCATCTGATAACTCACATCTGTGGCCTGTGGTGCACGATCACCCAGAATATGATAGGCAGGGTTCGTGACATCTTCACTTTCCACCAAACGATTTACATTTGAGAGATACTCATCCACAGTTTGTGGAATCTGACTGACCTGAATACGGCGAGCGCGACCAGGATTAGGGAACAGGAATTGACACAAACTGTCTGCAGGAGCATAACGCAACCATTCTGTCATGCTCACACCATTGCCCACACTCTTGCTGATCTTGTGTCCTGCCTCATCCAGGAACAATTCATAAGTCATGCTCACAGGTGGTTCAGCCCCCAGCACTCTGCAAATCTTGCTGCTGAGTGTGACACTGTCCATGAGATCCTTGCCACTCATCTCAAAGTCCACACCCAACACATACCAGCGCAGCGCCCAGTCTGCCTTCCATTGAGCCTTGCAAGCACCATTTGTGATCAGGGTTTGATACCAAGTGAGGTCGTGGGGATCCTGCCAAACCAACACACGGTCTTCCACATGCACTTTCTCGATTCTCACCTGCATGACTTCCCCTGTCACAGGGTGGATGGGCAGGAAAGGTGAGTATGTGTTACGGCGCTCTTGCTTGAGAGTGGGTCGCACCAAATCACAAATCTCATCATGACACGCAGCCATGCGTAAAAGGCCTGTATTGAACTGGCCTGTCTGATAGCATGTGGTACTGCTCAGGAATTCATATTCAAACCCATACTGGTCCAAAAACTTTGTTAGCTCTGCATTGTTGTGCGCTGCATAACTGCTGTGAGTTTGCCAAGGATCAGGAATGGAACTCAGCTTGCGACCCACATATGATTCAAGAATTTCTGGATGAGGAACATTTTGGGGAACCTTTCTGAGTGCATCCATGTCATCGCTAAATGCAATCAGTTGAGTGGGCATGTGAGTTAGCTTCTCAAATGCTTTGCGCACCCAGGTGGTGCGGGCCACTTCTGCAAAGGTGCCCAGGTGGGGCAATCCACTGGGACCATACCCAGTTTCAAACACTGCCTGAGTCTTGCCCAACTGGGTGATTCTGTCTTGCACACGCTCAGCTTGCTGATAAGGCCAAATTGCAGGCACTGTGTTCATGGAAGGGTTCCTTATTAGTTCGTCGCGCTAACCTGTTGTGAGTAGTTCACTCGTCAACCAGTTTTTCCCAAGGGAACGCACAGTTGCGCCAGTCACAGGCCACACTATCGTAGAGATCATACACAAACTGTTCATGAGGAGTGCCAGCATCCACCCACTTACCATCGCCCAGATAGTCCCACTCTGTGTGGCCTGCGCGATCCTGTCCAGTTTCATGATGATAGCCATAGCTGTCATAACCATCTCGATCAATCCATGCATCAGGTTCACAGTGGAGTTCATGCCACTTCTGATCCCTGCGATACCACGTGCTCACCGTGGGGCTGTACTTGCCAACACTCATGATACTGGACTCCTTGCTGTGTATGTGAGCATAATAGCATGGTCTCACCATGTGTCAACGACTATCTTTGTGTAACAGTAATGTTGACAATTATTGTGTCCTATCAATTCTTGTAATATCTGACCACGGTATTACTGTTAGCCACGCACGCTGCGGCCCGCCAGATATTGGCCTGCATGTGAAGAAATGCGGATTGTGAGATGTTTGCATTACCTCGCAATTGTTTAGATTGGTTTTCCAAACTGTTTGCCCTGGCAATCAAACGTAGAGCAGCCAATTCTACCTCAGCTGCTGGAAGATTCCATTCCAGGATGGCATCCATGTCCAGATAGCCATTACCGTTTATGGCGTAGATATCATCTTCATGAATCAACATTTGCCTAAACTCCTTTGATAAAGTAATTCATCAGCACAAACGAGCAAACTGGGGCTAACATGAAATAATAGTGTTGTCAAACAGTCTCACACATGTATTCAAGCTCAAACTGTGTATTGTTCTGTTAACCCACAATGGCGCGGTGGATCAGATTGTCAAGCAGAGGTTGCCTGGCGGCTTTCCCATGCTTGTTTCAACCCTTGATCACACCAATCAGTATAACTCCATTCATAAAGCTGATAGATGTCAGGCTGCGTGCTGAGACCCTCAAATGTTTCAAACTTTGCAGAATAAGCAGTTAGTCTGGCATCTTGAGCACTTGCAAAATTCACATGATAAAAGTTGGTTTCGTTCAAATCAAATTCATGAGTTCTCACCTGGGTAAGCTGCAATCCTTGCTGTTCAAACCATTCCATGTGAACCTGCTTTTCTGGATAATGGGTCAGATCATTGGCATCCACAAAAAATCTCAGGAACCATTGATTGCTCTGAGCGTGAGTTAAAAACTGTTCAGCATATGGTAACATGATCAATATCTCCTATAATTGTTATAGTACCGATGGGGGTAAGATGGGCGTTGGTAATTGTGTCGTGGATAAATGGGGCGATTGTAGCGCGGATAACTGTATCTGGGAACAATCACGACTGGTGGTGGCACATAAGTTCTGGGAGCATGGTAATAATATATGTCAGGTTTATATGTGTATGTGTGTGGTTGTGTATAGTAAGCATGGCCTGGTGCTGCACAAGCAGTTAATATCATGCCACATGCAATCAACATGTATAATTTCATGTATTCACACCTGTGCTACCGAACCCGCCTTGTCTATCTGTTTTTTGACTGGGAGCTACATCAACTTCTTCAAATCGCAGATCCCACACAGGCACCAACTCAAGTTGTGCAATACGATCACCGTGTTTAATAACATGTGACACGTCTGTCATGTTTAAAACACACACAAAGGTCTCTTGAATATAGTCTGCATCAATTACACCTTCTGCATTGGCCAAGCTAATGCCTTGTTTCCAAGCCAGTCCACTCCTTGGGTGCAACCTCATACTGTGTGTGTGGGGAATATCAAAGATCCAACCTGATGGTATTAGTGCTCGTTCTCCAGAAAATAATGTCAACCGACCTTCTTGTATGCTCCTGGCAATACTTTCGTTCCAGCTTGTGATCACATTAACTTTTTGATCAGATATCAAACAAGCACTCACATCCCAACATGCACTCCCTTGGGTAGCTCGTTGTATGGGCACAGCTTGTGGGTGTGTGCGCCAACCCTTTAAATTAAGCATTTACATTTCCCTGTGGTTCAAGTTCCACACGCAGTGGATGCCCATTGGCTCTAGCCAATGTGACGGTTTCATCCTTCTTGCTTTGTGCAATTTCATATGTGTATGTGGCCACGGGACGCTTTCCTTCGTCATGTATTTGTTTGGTGAGTTCTGCTGCCTGTTCATAACTTTTCCCAAACAATTGCATGAGAACCAAAATCACAAATTCATAAAAAGTCTTGTTGTCGTTATAAAACACCACATCCCACATGCTGGGTGGTTTATGTGTGGTTTGTGTGTGGTTGTCTGAGACCACTTCAGTTTGTTCAGTCATGGTACATATGAGATCCTGAATCATGTGTGTTATATAAGTTTACTTGACTATTTGCAAACATGCAAGTATATTCCTCACTGCATGTTCACCGCCCTGGATCAGATCACATGTGATATGATTTTGTGTGAGCATGTGCACCAATTTATCGTCCACATCTTGAGCCTCACTCACATTTTTTTGATTACGTCCATTGGGATTGTATTCCACATTGCGCTTCAAGTAGAAGTTATGATTTTCATAACTGTTAAACACATGCATGACCACTTGTGTGAAAGCAAGATTCTGTTGTTCAGCTTTCATGTAACATAATCCCAATGGAATGGGACTGTCTGTGATCACCCAGTCCATTTTGTGTTCACGCAGCCTGGAAATCCTACGTTGTTGTTTAGCAAAGATGTATATTTGATCTTCCAGAATATTGTGTCTGTGTTCCCAAACCATGTCTTTTGCATATTCTGTGACAAGCTCAACCTCTAAACCCAAGCATTTCATCTGATAAAATAGGCCTGCGGCGGTAGTACTTTTACCTGAACCAGGACCGCTGAATATGTTAATGATTTTCATAAAAAATTCCAATTAATGAAAATTAAATGATGTATTTTCACACCATTTTTTGTAAGTGTGTAAACAATATTAAACTATTTGATCCCACAGTCAAACAGAAAGGGCGGAGAAATCCGCCCTTTCCTTGCAGAATAAATTAACAATCAGCCTTCAATAGTGGGTGCTGCAGATGTGCCAATTTCAATCTTACGAGGCTTTAGTGCATCAGGCACTTCCTTCACAAAATTGATTGTGAGTACACCGTTAGCTAGCTGACTGTCCTTCACATACACATACTGATCCATGTAGAAGCTGCGCTTGAATGAGCGGCCAGCAATACCCTTGTACAGGTATGTACCCAATGGTTCACTAGTCACTTTACCTGTGATTGTGAGCACACCGTCATGTTCCACAATTTCCAAGTTTTCAGCACTGTATCCAGCCACTGCCATACTGAGACGATATTCTGTATCGCTAACCTTTTCCAAGTCGTATGGAGGAAATCCCTGGTTAGGGTTATGACGCAGTGTGTCCAGCATGCGCATGGTGGGTTCGTAGCCCACTGCCACACGATTTAGATCGCGCAGTACGTCATCCAGATAAGTGTTGAGAGATAAAGTTGCATTACGCATTTAAGGTCTCCTTTCTAAAGCGAGATTTTTAATCATGGACCCTACATAGGCATCCATGTAGTGGGAAAAAATTTCCTACCATGAATATTTATACAGAACTCTTCCAATATGTCAAGTCCATTATTTTAAACTCTTGGAGAATCCGGGGAACTTCTCAAGTTTGTGTCACAGAAAAGGCGACTGAATATAAAATCCAGTCGCCTATTCACAGAGGTTTGGGCCCGCATTGTTATGACAAAGTCACAGCCCCCCTTCCTTGAAGATTATCAGGCAGCCCCAAACTCCACATTCCCATGGTCGGCGAATGTGATCACTCTCTGTGATTCACCACAAATCTAGTGTGCTTTTCTTTCGCAACCACCGGATCTTGGCTTCTGCTTGTTGTCTACGACGCTTAGTGGTAGGTTTTTCATAGTATCTACGCTTACGCAACTCTTTTGTGACGCCTTCAGTCTGAATAAGCTTTTTGAGCTTGCTCATTGCGCCTTCCAGGTTGTTGTTAAGTACTCGTACATACAACCCTTTTTTACCGTGATTAAACTGATCTTCCATATTGTGATTATCCCTTAACTATCACACTTGGAGTGTGTGATATACCGTGATCATAGTCAACAACTATTCAGACGTCATGCACATATATGTGTATATCTGTGAGCAGGCCAGGTGTAAAATCCCCTTTGGGGTACATGCACATGTTTGGGGAAAAAGGTGGTGTCCAGAATGTGTGCATGCCACATTTCAAATACTGTACCTGGTTGATCCTTGATGTGATTCAGGATTGCATTATGTTACAAAAGCCCTGGTTCCTAGTTGTTGGGACGTGCATCAGATTCCCAAATAGCCCGTTTTGGCATTTTATAAAGCTCTTTGGCTGGAATTGTTAGGGGCTTGCCCATGATGGATACTTGGTTGGAATGCAAGTTGATCATGCTGTAATGCCCAGGATCTTCCACTTTGTTACGATATGTCAAACCATCCACACCCATGCTTTCCAGGATTTCTGCCAACTTTTTTGTATTTTTGGGAGTGGTGGTCACATTTAACAATTTATACCAGGCGTCTTTTTGTTCTGCATCCATGAATTTTTTGTACTTGTTCAATACATATGACGCCACTTCTGGAACCACATATGGACGTTCATTATACAAGTCTATGGTCTTGAGGGGGTTCTGTATGTTCAACCTAACTGGATACAACAACACATCTCTGTCATAAAAAGGACTTGCATCGTCATGCACGTCATCCAGTACATCAATTATACGACTGATTGCTGATTTATAGGTACCAAAGTGGGTGAGAGGCCAAAATTTGGTTATCAAATCAAATGTGGCGTGGTAATATATACGTTGTGCTGTCATGCACATATTTAGATGTGTGTGGCCATGAATGGATCATGGCCACACACAGTCTGCTCATTTGATAGGCATCAACAACACACTGTAGGTGTTGCCCTGATGCTGAGGCACACGTTCTTGACGATGTTCACCCACAAGACCCAAAAACTTGATCATAACTTGTTCACCCAGATCACGATGACTCATTTCACGCCCACGGAATTTGATAACCACTTTCACCTTACAATTGGTGTCCAGAAAACCACGAGCCATGCGTGCTTTGGTCTCAATATCATGATCATCAGTCACAGGTCGCATCTGTACTTCTTTGATGTGGATCTCATTCTCACGACTTTTTTTGAGCCTGGCTTTTTCTGCAAGTTTTTGCTCATACAGCCACTTGTTGAGTTCCACAATCTTGGCCACCATGGGCTGAGTTTGAGTGTTGATAGCCACAAGATCTAAACCATGTTGCCTGGCTTGGTGAAGGGCGTCCCTAGTGGAAACCACTCCCACGTTTTCGCCCCTATGGTCAATCAAGCGCACTTGCGGCACTCGAATGCGTTCATTAGCCAGGGTATGAGTTGATGACATGTTCAGTTTGGTATCCTTTTTATATAATTTGTATTATGCATGTGTTTTTTCTTTAGTCAATCACATAATGTGGAGATTGGTTTTGTGTCACGCATTCTGGTGTGATATGGATTTCCCGCACCAACTTGGCTTTGAGCTCATGAACTTCATACAGACTGTCTGTGAGTATGCGCTCCATGACTCGCCGCAAGCCACGAGCACCAGTCTTTGTGCGCAGCACTTGTTGGGCAATTTCAGTTTGCGCATCCTCCAGAACTTCCAAATGAATTCCTTCCAGCTTGAACATGGCTTGAAATTGTTTGACAATTGCATTCTGTGGTTCCACCAATATGCGTTTAAGCATGTGCACATCCAAATTTTCAAAAGGCAGGATCACAGGCACACGACCAATTAGCTCAGGAATCATACCAAAAGAAATAAGGTCTTCTGTGTCCACTTGGGGTAGCAATTGTTGGTGTTCTAGTTCTGACTCTTTGTCTTGTACTTGTGCATTGAAGCCCACTTGTGCAGTTTTGTCTTTAATGCGGTGACCAATAATGGAAGTTAAACCATCAAATGCACCGCCCAAGATGAACAACACATTCCGGGTGTTCATGGTGACAAATTCTCCGTTGGGGTTCTTACGACCACCTGCTGGTGAGAATTTCACATCATTGCCTTCTATAATCTTTAGCAATGCCTGTTGCACGCCCTCACCGCTCACATCACGGGTGGTGCTCACATTCTCACCGCTCTTGCGACCAATCTTATCAATTTCGTCAATAAAAATGATACCTTGTTGGGCCCTGGCCAGATCTTGTTCTGCACTCTGATACAGACGCACCAAACATTCCTCAGGGTCTAAGCCCACATACCCAGTCTGACTCAGACTGGTTGCATCCACCACAGCAAACGGAACTTGTAAAATCTTAGCCAATGCACTCACCATGTGAGTTTTACCCACACCTGATGAACCAATCATGAGCACATTGCTTTTATCAATTTGCACACCGTCCACTTCTGGATGTTCAATTCTCTTAAGGTGGTTATATATGGCCACACTCAGGATCTTCTTGGCATGGTTTTGGCCAATCACATGTGCGTCCAGATGTTTAACTATCTGTGGCGGAGTCCAAGATATGGTTTTGGTGGCTGGCGACGCATTTGCTTTGGGTACTATTGCTTCCAAACAAAGTTCCACACATTCATTACAAATGAATGCACCGTTACCGCTCACAAGTGTTTTGACCTGTGTTTGATTTTTTCCACAAAAACTGCATGTGTGTAAGATTTTGATGTTGGCTGTCAAAAGATAAGGTTCCTTGTGGAGCACATGAGTTGAAAATATTTTATCTGTTTGCGTTCCACAAGTTTAACCTGATTGTGTGTTCAGTCAATCACACGTTGTTGATTTGTGTGACAGTTATGTTGGCTTCCACGGTGACAATATCTGCCACTGCATCCAGTGCTGCTGAGGTCACACTCAAGATCTGCAATGGGTTCACTCTCACACAGGTGTTCCCCACGCTGGTGAGTGTGGGATCAAATATTTCCTGATTGCCCACATAACTTTGAGTGAGTGCTCTGGCAATCAATCTCTTGATGCAAGCTGCGCCTGTGAGCTGGACCCCGGCGTTGAGTTCATCTTCTGTGCTCAGGTAGGCTGGTCTGTCGTAACCCACTGTGAAGGCCAAGGTTGACACAGGTGCTGTGCCATTCAGGTTGCCAGTCTTGTAAATCTCTGCCAGCATGATGGGGCTGATCAACCAACCCAGTTCAAACACCACTGCATCCCATCTCATGGTTGCACGCTCTTTGTCCAGGCTCTGTGCAAGGGTCAAATTGTCCACACTGGACACAATGCTGCCACCCTTGTTACCCACTGTGAAACCCAGGTTGCCCCATGTGCCTGCTGTTGTGCCTGCACTCAGGGTAAAGGGCTGGCCGTTCACGCTGATTAGTGCAATACCCACACCTGCACTTTGAGCTGTGACACCTGTGAGCATGGTGCTTGCGTTAATAGTGGCCACAACACCTACCTCATTGAGGGCACCAGTCACAAATGTGATTGTAACACCATTTATCTTCACATTGTCCAGATTGGTGAGTGGCAGTGTGAGTGAACCACCTTGTTGGAACAAGCCTGTTGTGTATGTGGTTTCTGCAAGACCCAGTTTGGTGACCACCACTCCACCTGTCACATCCACTAGTGTAATAGGATAACCTTCCCATCCTGCTGCATTTATCAATGTTAGGTATGTGCTGGGGGATTCCACAGCCAACACTTGGGTCTCACTTTGTGCAGCATTTATGGTGCTGATAATACCTGCTAGGTTTACGCCACCAGCTGTTGTGAACTGGATGGTGACACCATTTATCTGGATGGTGTCCAGATCAGCCACGGCGGCGGCTGCCTGACTGCCCACAGCTTTGGTGATCCTCAAATACTTTTCAGGTGCGCAGTTGTCTAACCCACCTGCCTGATTGAGAGTGAGCGCATTGTAGTCAGTGGGTGACGCACCGTTCCAGGTTACTCTGTAGTAGGTGGGCATGATGTTGGCTGTGGGCATAAGATGCTCCTTGATGAATTTCAGTAGTTTGCAAACTATTTATAAATTCGCTTAGTAAGAACCATCTTGTAACCAAATACAGTATGATTTGTTATGTCCAAGTGATTTGATATAGTAGAAAATCTTCTTGTCGTTGAAACCAAAACTTGAATACTCTGCCTCTCTGATCACAGCCTGTGCACATTTCGCACCAGGTGGCGCCCTGGGTGTAAGGCCAGTGTATAAGACACCAAGATTTCACTTGATGGTAACGTTCGTCACCCGCCACTATGACCTGATAAGGTAATATGGCCACTCAGTCAAGACTCAACTACATCAAAGCCATGTTCAGTAGTATAAACCACCTTTTTGATACCAAAGTTGGCAATACACCTAGCACATCCCACACAAGGCCTAGCCAGGCCATTTATGAAACCCTTGTGCACACTACTCACACGCTTGACCCGCGCCACATAAAGTGTGCTCTTGCTGAGCTCATGAGCATCCAGCCTCTTGGTGGCCTTGTAAATGGCATCAACCTCTGCATGCAGAAACAAACTGTCCTTGTTTTTTCCATACAGCAGTTGAAAAGGATGGCTCTTGGGTCTGTTAAGCCCCACACTCACAATCTTGCCCTTGTATGTGATACAAGCAGCCAATCTGGCCCTAAACTCATTCTGGTTGTCTTCAGCCATGGTTTTCAGCATGTCCATGATGGTGTCATCCTTGTGGGTCATGAACCAAACTCCTTGATGCACATGCTGCTCCCTTGCTCTATTAGCACAACAAGGGCATTGTAGCATGATCATCCAGATTGTCAACCAGGAAATTTCAGGGATTTATTACGAGAACAGTTCCTCACCATCTTCCCTGTGGCCCACCCTCATGGCCATATTGGCATCTGTCTCACGGACCTGCACCATACTGCACCAAACTCGTTCAGCTTCAGATGCCCCGCATTGAGGAAGGAACACACCGTTAATGTATTTGTACAGGAAGTCCGATATACCTTCGCATCCTGTTTTCTCAACTTCAGTTATCTTGGCCAGACCCAGATCCCCTAATTTCTTGATCTCAGCATACTGAGGATCATCAAGTGCCAATAAGAGAGTATGATCGAACCATTCTTCTAGTTTCTCTTTGAGAGGGCGTAAACCACCGAAATCCATGCACCAGTTCCGAGCATCCAGTGTGTCACACTCAAATTCTAGGTGGAAGCTGAGCGCGTATCCGTGCAAAAATTTGCAATGACTATCTGCTCTCCATTGGCGGTAAGCCACAGGCCCAATCTGCCTATAAGTCTTTGTGCTAATCCATTTAGCCATCTCTTGTCTCCTGTTGAGCGATGTTTGATGACTGCGCAGAATGTTTAAAGTGGGTTGAGACAGTCCATAGTCCACTACAGATATTTAAATGTATAGTAGGATGTTTGTCAAGGAGATTTCCCCAGTAAACCACACAATTTGTTTATTTGACATCTCATGATTTACAATTAATACTTATTGTGCGGTGCAGCAAAGTTCCACTAAATAACTTTTTTAACCCCAACCAAGGAGTACATATCATGACCAACAACCTATTTCAAGTTTATTCAGACTACCTGACCACCATGACCAATATGGTGTACAACACCCACATGACCTTTGTGAAGAGCACACAGGAATTTGTGACTGAAGTGGTCAAGAATAACCCATACAAGGATGCATTTGGCATCATGGAAACCTTCTCACAACCAAGTTCCAAGCAAAAGTAACTGCGGGTTTTCCACACAAAGGGTCATGATTGTGAGATCATGACCCTTTTCTGTGAGCATGAGATAAGTAAATAACCACATGAATGATTATCGAAATCAATGCAGCGAGTTTATTGAATGGTGCAGGCCCAAGCTGAATCTGCGCGGCAAGATTCATGTGCAGTTGATTAATAAACCCATTCAGGTGGGATCGCAGGTCAGTTTTGGTTATTATGATTTTAAAACACACAAGATTGTGATCAGTTGCAAAGATCGTCATCCCACAGATTGCTTGAGGACGCTGGCCCACGAGCTGGTACATCTAGCCCAGGCTCAAATTTCACCATTAACTGGTGCTGATGGTGTGACTGGAAGTGATATAGAGAATGAAGCCAATGCACTAGCAGGCATTCTCATGCGTTTATGGAATACCAAACATTTAGACTGATACTATCAGCTTAATTATTAATCATTGGGTGCTGGAGGAAGGAGACTATCTTCCCGGCATGACCCGGAAAGATAAACCAGATCTTGGTACGCAGTGATCAGGACACAAGGCCACATTTCGAGAGTTTGTCTCCACAGGCGGTTGTCCGGTACCTGTGTTCGCTTTCGCAAATCATGTGCTATCTGAGGTTTATCACCTCACAGCGGTAAAACATGTGCATGCCTTGTGTGACACACATGTTCCTGGTGGTTGATCAGCTCAGACCAGAGCCACCCATTTAATCAAATGCATCACATTTGAAAGATAATTTGAAGCGACCCATTCCCCTACTGTGGTCATCATATTCCGGGTTCGCACTGGTAGATTTTCATATGCTGGAGGCAGCGGTGCTTCCCGGTCCAGCCAGCAGAAATGGGCTGATTTGTTTGCGTTCCTGATGGAGACCATCCCTTCCGCCCACGGAGTTCTTTACCGTGATGTCTATGTCTGCTTTGTATATTCAGCTTATGTGCTAGTTAGGTAAATATCAAACTGTGTGTGGAGACGCAAATGAAGATAAGTGAATTGTTGCATATCAAAGAAGCCAAAGGGTTTCCTATTTCTCAAGATCTAAAAGACATAATCAAATCCAGTTATATAAATCCTGTGAACAACTCGTTTAGAACAAATCGGGAAATAGCATCTCTGCCTGATGTATCCAGATTACTGGGACCTATGGATCCAAAAAAAGCCGAGATAAAAGTGGGATGGATATTACAGCAGCACTGGCCTGACCGGCCCAAAAGAAAAATAATGGTGCCCACAACTGATGATGAAGTTGAAGCTGTTAAAAAACTCAAGGATGATGGCTACAGCAGTAAACAAATTGCCATAGAGCTATATGATAAAACAGACAAAAAAACCATTCAGCGAGTTAACGAAATCCTGTATAGCCATTACCACGAAAGATCTAACAAAAAAATCAATATTCCTGTAACACAAGAAGAAATAGTTGCTGCAAAAACAGGATATGATCAAGGAAAATCTAAAAAAGAAGTGGCCCTTGAGCTTTATGGTAATACAGACGATTCATCTATCAATAGAATATCTATGATTTTAGACACTTATTATGCGGATAGGAAAAGGAAAAAAACCAATTTAACTGATAAAGACGTTGAATATGCCCAGGAAAAATTTGCAGAAGGTCAAACATTTGGACAAATAGCATCCACATTGGGTAGAAGCGAAACTGCTGTATATAACAGGCTAAGGGTGTTGCCCAACTATTATACAGAATTGCTGCAAAAACATATGGCAACTAGGCCCAAAGATCCTAATGTAAGTGCAGCAGAAAACGATTTATTTGATAAACTTGAAAAGATAGGCATTGTGGGCATACAACGAAATTTCAAAATAGCTAGAGAAGGTAGGCTGTTTTACAACATAGATGGCTTGCATGCTTCCAAGCCTAAAATAGCAATTGAGTTTTTTGGTGATCTCTGGCATGCTAATCCCAAAAGATTCAAAGATCCCACACAACAAATACCCAACACTAGATTTACTGTGGGTGAGATTTGGCTTAAAGACAAGGCCAAAATTGATTACCTTATAAGCCAAGGATATCAAGTAGTTGTAGTGTGGGAAAGCAATTGGAGATCCAAAGCAGGTAAATTGAATGCTATAAATGAAATCAGAAAGGCTTTTGATCTTGATCCAATCACCCAAGACGAACTGAAGGATTTACTGCTATCTGATACTCAAGTAAATGAACCCAAACATCCGACTGCCAAGAAATGACATAAGAATCTAAAAACTTTAGTTTTGCATTATAGAAACTAAGTGGCAAGAGTTGGTCCCACTTTGTATATAATTGCCTTGGATAACATCTGCCATGTCTGCTTATTCAGATTATGTGCTAGTTGGGTAAATATCAAACTGTGTGTGGAGACGGAGATGAAGATTAGTGAATTATTTGAATCTGAAAAGACAGCTGAAAAACTTAAACAATTAATAGGTCAAACCCTTGACAGTAGTGAATTAAATGGTAAATTCATATCGGCTGTAGAACTAATAAACATACCCAGTCTTAGAAATCTTATGCCTGGACTTACTGATAAACAGACCAAAGATAAGGTAAACAATATCTTAAGTAGGCATTTTAAAGATAGAGGCAAAAGAGGTGGTCTAGTAGATCAATTGAAACAAAGTATTGAAAATGCATTTGCATCTCATGACCCAAATTCTCCACCTCTAACACAAAAGCAACTTGCTAGATTACCAGAAATTCAAAAACTGTTTCCTAACTTTACAGAACAGTCTATCATATGGAAAGTAGGTAGGGTGTTAACCAGATACTTCCCAAATAGGGCAAAGAGTAAAGAATCAGTGCCTTATGCCTTAAAGACTGCCATAGCAGATGCCCTTACTATGCATAATCCTGATGGATCTGGATTAACTCCTACACAAATAGCTGCTTTACCAGTTGTGCAGAGATTTTTGCAAGACTTGAATACGAAAGAAGCTACAAAAGAAGTAAATCGTATTTTGTTCGTGCATTTTCCCATTGGGAAAATGATTGGAGAATAGTAGGGAACAAATTAAATGCAATCAATATTGTTAGAAAAGCATTTAAACTTGATCCGATATCTCAAGAGCAATTGACAAATTTAATGTCATCCCATACCCAAATAGATAAGCCACACCCTCCAGCATCCGAGACGTAACACGGAAAGCCAAGAACTATTGTTTGAATAGGGACGGCTGGCTCCAATTTGTATGTAAGAGCCTTTGCTCATATACCCTAGCTGCGTTATGCGGTGTGTTGTAAGCTGTTTGTAATCAATCAGGAACGTTGTTCTTCCACCAACGGGCCATGCAGTCCTCTCCAATTTTGTCACAAAAACTCAAGAACGTACCATCCAGGAGCAACAGTTGGTCAAAATACTTGGCCAACAGCAGATTGGGGCAGGCTGAGGACCTATGATCCAGCAGCCATGCACGAGCCTCATCAAACTTGTGCAGTCCATTTGCCTGCAACCATAAAGCCAACCCCACGGCGGTGCTGCGACATTGTCCCGCAAAACAATGGATGACAACTCTTGCATCAGGTGGTAGTTGACTGCCCCAATTCAGAATTGATTCAGCATGAAACAACTGAGGAGCATGGGGCCTTTGTGGGTCCTCCTCGTCATCAAAGCTTAGGCGCAGATGATGGAGGGGTGGAATACTCACAGGACGGAAAATGCTGTCCCCCACATCCAGTGTGGTTACCAGATGGGTGGCTTCAAATCGCTTGACGGTTTTCTTGACCTGGCTCTTGCTGCAAACAATAAACTCTGGCACAGTTGCAAGACCTCTAAAAAAGGGTGGCACACGTGGGTTTTACTAGCTACACGTTGAGCACAAGTCAGTCGCCCATATAAGGACCCATGTGCAGATGACCATCCACATCTTCCAGCACTGCAAAGGCTACTGCGCCTTCTGATGGCTTGAGATCAAACTCTCGCACCCAGGTAATTCTTTCAATAGGGATTTCATAGGTGCCATCACGATCCACACTGTATGCATCCACGCTCACATCACGCTTGCGGTTATAGTCATAATTGGTGGGGCAGTTATTGCTATCACTTGTGATCATATAACGCTGGGTACGTGACCAATTACCAGGCTTGACAGCCACTTTCATGAGCTGATCCAGCTCTTCCTGATCCTCAGGATATTCAGACTCACCATAAATGCTCATGATCAGACTGGGATTGCGTGTAACAAAGTCCACAATAAACTTCTTGCATTGGTCAGTGGACACCTTGCTGGAAACAGTGGGAGTCTTGAGTTGGCTACTACGCATATGGATAATCCTTGTGCTTACTAGGGAATAATAACATGATTTATCATATTGTCAACAGAAAAAGGCAGCTGAATCAGCTGCCTTGTATAGACATAACTTGTGTGAAGATCAGGCAGCTGTTGATCATGTTCCTCCAGCAGCCGCAGGTCTGTATCAAATGAATTGGGCTTTGGCCCAAATGCGACGATTCAAGTTCACCAGTTCAGTTTCCATGACCCGGATTCTACTGAAAACTTGCTGATGATGTTCAGTGTTTGGCTCAGCGTCTTTCAAAACTACACGCAGGTCTGATATCTGGTTGGTGAGTTCGGTTTTGCGAGCAATCCAGGAGACAACCAATTCCTCCACCAGAGCAGATTTACCGTTGAGAGTCACTGGAACCATTTGCATATTACCACATCCTAGTTTTTATGTCACTCGATATTTAAACAAAAAAATGGGTGGTTACTGTGAACCACCCATTTCAAGTTTACAACGACTGCAAGCTAGGCTTTAGGCTGCTGTAGCGTTGCTATCGCCAGGATTGGCTGCCTCAGCCTCTTGTTGGGCCTTGTATAGCAGTTCCCCGATCTTCATGCTCTTGTTTAGTAGTTCAGTATAAGCCTCATTTATGGATTCAGTGCCTGCATCACTGTCATTCAGTATTGCAGAACACGCTGTTAATGCTTCCTCTACTTCTGCCTTCACGTCATCAGGCAACTTATCTGAATGGTCATCAAGAGATTGACGAGTGCTATGCACAAGTGACTCTGCGTTGTTGCGTGCTTCAGCTCTAGCCTTCTTGGCTGCATCCGCTTGTGCATTGACTTCAGCAGCTTTAATTAGCTCATCGATCTCATCTTGACTTAACCCACCATTGGATTTGATGCTGATACTTTGTTCCTTGTTTGTGGCTAGATCTTTTGCACTAACTTCCACGATTCCATCTACTGAAATATTGAAGCAGACTGCAATCTGTGGCACACCACGTGGAGCAGGTGCAATACCAGTGAGTTCAAACTGACCCAGGCTCTTGTTGTCTGCTGCCATGGGCCGCTCACCCTGGAACACGCGTATTGTAACAGTGCTCTGGTTATTTTCAGCAGTGCTGAACACTTGTTCCTTGCGGGTGGGAATGGTGCTGTTCTTTTCAATCAGACGAGTGAACACGCCGCCGAGAGTTTCAATTCCCAAACTGAGTGGAGTCACATCCAGCAGCAACACATCCTTCACATCGCCCTGCAACACACCTGCCTGCACAGCAGCACCCATGGCCACCACTTCATCAGGGTTCACACTGCGATTGGGCTCTTTGCCAAAGAAGTCCTTGATAGCCTGTTGCACCACAGGAATACGGGTGGTCCCACCCACCAAGATGACTTCCTCTACTTGACTGATATCCAGTTGTGCATCACGCAAAGCCACCTTGCAAGGCTCAATCAGACGTTTGACCAGATCGTCAGTCATACGTTCAAATTGGCTGCGTGTGATGCGGGTCACCAAATGCTTGGGACCGGATGCATCTGCTGTGATGTAGGGCAGATTGATTTCTGTGTCCTGTGCACTACTCAGTTCAATCTTGGCCTTTTCAGCAGCTTCTTTAACACGCTGCATGGCCATCTTGTCTGTGGTGAGGTCCATGTGTTCCACTTTGCGGAATTCTGCCACAATGTGCTCCATGATACGAGCATCAAAGTCGGAACCACCCAAGTGTGTGTCACCATTTGTGCTCAACACTTCAAACACACCGTCTGCAATTTCCAGCACGCTCACATCATGCGTTCCTGAACCTGCGTCCACCACAACCACTTTACCGCCGTTACGTTTGTCCAGGCCATAGGCTAGAGCTGCGGCCGTGGGTTCGTTAATAATTCTCAACACCTCCAGACCTGCAATGGTGCCTGCATCCTTGGTTGCTTGACGTTGTGAGTCTGAGAAGTAAGCTGGCACAGTAATTACAGCTTGTGTGACTTTCCTACCCAGATGAGATTCAGCTGATTCCTTCATTTTAATCAGGATCTTCGCAGATAGCTCTTGAGGACTCATTTTTTTGCCTTGCACCTCTACCCATGCATCCCCGTTTTCAGCTTCTACCACATTATAGGGGAGCACACGAGCATCTTGTTGAACAAGAGTATCATCAAATCTACGACCAATTAGACGTTTGATTTCATAGAGTGTGCGTTCAGGATTGGTGACTGCCTGCCTTTTGGCAGATTGTCCTACTAGGATCTCGTTGTTTGTGAATGCAATAATACTGGGTGTCGTGCGGGCACCCTCTGCGTTTTCTATAACACGAGGTAGGCCATTTTCCATGATGGCCACGCAAGAGTTACCGGTTCCAAGATCAATTCCAATACAAGTCATATTATTTCTCCTTTTAAAAGCAAGACTAGAGCTATGACCTTGTATAAGCGTCTGATGCTCTAGGTTTCATATTTATTATACAAGATCACGCCTGGCAGGTCAATCTTGAGGTCCGCATTTTTTATGCCATCGGATTATATTTGTCCTACTAGTAGTTTTTCCACAGAATTGACATGTGACCATGGGTTGTGGCATCTTCCTACCCAACATACTCTGTGCACGTTTGTGATTGCTATCAGCAGACTGTTGTGAACCTTTGGTTATACCCACTAGTTCTCCGGATTTAATCCTAGGATCATCCTTGGACACTTGATATCTGTTACCTTGACTGTCCTTGACCATGGCTAATCCCTTGGTGATTCCTACAAGTTCTCCGGTAGAGACACGTGGATCATCCACCGACACCTTATAAATTTTACCATTAACATCCTTAACTGTAGAGCGTCCGATAGTATGGCCCACTAACTCTTTTGTGAGCCATCTGGGATACGTCTTTGATACTCGTAAAACTGTGCCTGACTGATCTACGGCTGTGGCTATTCCTTGGTTGGCTATGGACAGTTTAGTATTCCTTATAGGATTACTGTAGCACTCTTCACCTTTGTAGCCACCTTTGCCTCCTTCTGCTATGTTATAGTTGTCTGCGCCTTTGATAAACTCTCTAGTGACTACTTTGGCTTCAGCCATAAACATATCTTCTGCATTATCAAAGTATTCCAGAATAGTTTTTTCAAAGTTTTCGGGGCCATATTTGTGGATAGCTTTTTTAATGGCTTTACCAGATCCAAGATACCCATCCTCTAAATTGTCTGTTTGATGGCAGCCAATATAGATTTTATGGTTAAGCTTATTGGTTACTCTGTATAGGTAATTGTATGTCTTTTTAAATTTCTTAAGATCTACTGTCATATGTGCCGCCTTCTAGGGGATACTTATGACGTTATTTATACCTTCATATCTGGGATATAGCAGTAATTATCTAAGTCAATGTGCAGAATGATAAATTTCAATTTATTATTATATCATCATACTCCTGTGTGATTTGACAACCCTGATTAAATTTTAAATATTTTCATGACAACATTATCCGAACTCATCAACATGGACCCAACTGGCGTAATGATCTCACCAAGTGGAATCATGACACCCAAAAATCACATGATCATAGTGCAAAATCGCAGCACCCTGGTCAGTAATGATCAAGTACAGCATGTGATGGATGCCTTGCATGTGCAATTGGAGAGAGACTGGAAACCCATCTGGGGCACCACAGCTGAACTTAAATTGCATGACCTCCTGGCTCCTTTACCAGACTCAGCTTGGGTTATTACTTTGGAAGACACCACTGACTACCCTGGGGCATTAGGATATCACAGCCAAGACATGCAAGGCAGACCTGTGGGTAAGGTGTTTGTGGGTGATAGTGAAAAATATGGATACACCTGGAGCAACACATTCAGTCATGAGCTGCTGGAAATGATGGCAGATCCATATGTGAGCTTGTGTGTGTTTGAAGAGAATTGGTATGGTGGTGGCAGATTGTGGTCATATGAAGTGTGTGTGTGATGCATGTGAGCATGAGGCATACAGCTACATGGTTGGTGATGTGCTGGTGAGTGACTTTGTGTATCCTTGGTGGTTCAACAAACGTCAAGCCATGGCCAAATATGATCACATGGGCAAGATCACTAAGCCCTTTGAAATCTTACCTGGTGGATACATGAGTGTGTATGATATGCCAGATGGTGCAGGATGGCAGACTGTGTATTCAAAGCCTGTGATGGGTGCATTCAGAATGCACAGTCCCATCCGTAACAGGAAGTTGCGACGCATCATGTGATGGGTGGTCAGGTGTGGGTGTGACCACCCTGATCAAGTCTGGGGCTCGCCTTGCCAAGCATTGCAGCAACCATGTGGATCCACATCTGGATCCAGATCAAACACGTCTGGCATCTTCTCACTCAACATTTTGAATAATGTACAGGTGTGACCATCCAACCAATTGCAGTTTTCACATCTGACCTGACCCAAGTTATACCCTGCATTTTCAGGGGTCACGTTGTTTAGTATCTTTTGATCATCATGTGGCTTACCTTGGATATACAGACCACAACTGGCATTGGAGACCACCTTGTCATGAGCCCCAAACAATGAACATCGTTGTTTGCCAGGCATAAAAAAGGTGCAACTGCCACATTGTGCAAAGTCAGTCTTATCGCCTGTGGGTGGCAGATACAGGAAGGCAGCACGCACAAGTGGCTGCTCTTTTTGTTGTGATTGTTCTATCAGATTGATTAAATCGCGCATGCGATATTTATGCTAGATAATGACCTCGATTTCCACAGGCTGCCAAGATAAATTCTCTCTGGGATAACCTCGGGCATTATTCACATGACGAATATCATCAATCACACGATCGTCTCTGAAGTGAGTGTGGCCATAACACCATGCCTTCACACTTGAATGCCGCACAGTTTCCAGTTCTGTGTTCAGGAAGGAACCGTTGAGCAGATTCCACATGTGATTGGCGACCTTAACCAAGTTTCGGTGTGGAATGTGATGGCTCAAGATGACCTTGGGCATATCATTCTGAGTTACTGCTGCCCGCAAATAATCAGCATCTGCCAGTGCAGCTTGTAGCACAGGTTTCCAGTCGTTAATTGTGTTCACACCCCAGTTGATGTATCTGCTGTCCATCATGTGATCCTGCCAAGCCTGTGTCTGATCTTCAAATCTCAGATGGGAGGCTGCATCAAAGTTGTGCCAACCTGTTACCCCCACAAACTGCACACCGTGTACAACCACACTAGAGCGGTGTAGGAAGTGCACATCATGTGCCTCACACCAGCGTGTATAGTGATCATAAATCTCTGCCACATTACGGGGGTAAGGCCACTCAGCTTCCCAGGCTGCATTATACACCCTGGTCTGGTGAAAGCCCAGGTTATACATGCAATGATTTCCTGCCACCCAGATCACCTTGGGGAACATGTGTCTCAGCTGTTTGATCCACAAACTGGTTTCCATCACATCATTGCTGATGTCCCCTGCCACCACCATGGGTATTGTGGGATCACAATCCTGTAACAGATTCCAATCCCACTTATTGCTGTCCACATGCACATCAGAGATCAGAGTAAATCGCATTAGTATGATTCCAGCCTATACTATTAATAGTAATATATTAGTGATCCACACATGTGTCAAGATTTAAACGTATGCGTTAGATTTGAATCCTGCTCTGATCAGTTCTGCTGCACACTTGAGCTGACCTGCTTTGCCCTGCTGTGTGTGTCTGTTAAGGATTTCTGTCAGCTGAATTAGATCAGAATCCTGTTCAAACATAATTTTACCCACACTCAACAGTCCCAACAAGGGTAGGTCTGGTGCATATGATATAACCACCTCTGAAATATGATCAGGGGTGTGTTTGAAGCTTTGAAAAGGATTTCTAGTGGCCCACAGCAACTGGCATGCAGGTGCATCAGTCAGATTGGTTAACAGATTGTTGTTGCACAATAATTCAATAGCATTTGTGGGTGCATGCTTCAGACTTGTGAGTAAATTGTAACTGCAATCAAAATCTCCGTTAACTGTGTGTGGAGCACCCTTCAAGCTCTTGAGCTGTCTGTCTGACAACATGCAATTACCATCCACCACTGCAAACTGAACAGGTAACATCCTGTTGGGTGTACTTTTGACCATGCAGACGTCTATTTTCACATGCACTGCACCATCCGAATCTATCGCATAATCATCTGGTGTGATGCGTTGCAAATATGCATCTTCAAAGTAATTGTACATGAGTCTTTCAATCTGATCTGTGTCTACCATCTGGCGTTATCCTTGTATCCTGCTCTCACCAATTCAGCAGCACACTTGAGTGTACCTGCCCTGCCTTGTCTAGTGTATTTGTTCAATATGCGTTCAATGGGTAAAAGTGCCAATCTGTTGGGGAAATCATTAGTGGTCTCTAGTTCAATCTTTGGCACGCTTAATAATCCCAATAGTGGTAGTGTGGCACCATAACTTATCACCACAGTGCCTATGTGATCAGGTGTATGTTTAAATGATTCCATGGGATTGTTGTGTGCATAAAGCTGGTCACATGGAGGAGCATGAGTGAGATCGGTGAGCAGATTGTGGCTGCAATCCAATATACCCACAGTGGGACAATGTTCCAAACTTGTAATGTTATTATAACTGCAATCCATGTGACCATGCACTTTTGCGGGTGCATGAACCAGACTGGGCAACAAGTTTTTGCTACAGTTGAAATCTCCCAATACCTCTGTGGGTGCGCCTTGGAGTGTGGTCAATCGGCTCTTGTCCAGTATAAAACTGCCACCCACTATACCAAACTTAACGGGCAGCATGCCATTTGAGGTAGGTTTACGCATGTACAAATTACTATTGGGCACTTGAATGGTGCCATCAGGCTGGATCAAATATTCATAATCATTAAGGTGTTCAGTAGTCCAAATATCTGAAAAGTATATTTTGAACAATTGTTTTATGTGTGATGTGTTCACCATCTGGCATTACCTGTGAATCCGGCCTTGATCATGGCCACAGCGGCTTTCAGTGCGCCTGCTTTGCCTTGACCTGCATGAGTGTCAAAGATTTCAGTCAGCTTTTTATTTTCGCCACCCACATGAGGGTATCTCAAACTCACATGCAGCGTATGCTTGTGCTGTGTCAATTTTAGCAGAGGCAGATTGGGTGGTGCACTCATGGTCACATAGCTAGAGTCAAGGGGTATGCCATCCACACTTGTGAGACCTTTGCCCATTTGTTCTGTACCTATGAAATGTCCTGAGAAATCTGTGGGTGCATGTTCAAAATTACTCAGTAAGTTATGGGAACAGCTGTATGTGCCACCGTAGGGCAGAGCGGACCCCACACTTTTTGGCCCACCCTCCAAACTGGTCAGGTAGTTGTTTTGGCATAAAAAGCTGCCCATCACAGTGTGAGGTGCGTTATGCAAGGATTCCAGTTCACATGCATGGGCCTCATAATTGCCTGTGACCAAACCCATTTTAAAGGGTATGTTTTTTTTAAATTTGGGCTTGATGGAAAAAGCTTTCACATTCACTGCATGTGTTTCTTCGTCCACCCAAACTCGCATCAGTTGCACAGTGTGATAACTAGCATAAAACCACTCTGTTAGTTCTTTCTTCTCTGCTTCAGTTATGGCCATGATTGATCACCATCTTGCATTATCCTTATAACCAGCTCGGATCATTTCCACAGCACACTTAATGGCACCTGGCTTACCTGTGCCTGCATATTTTTCCAGGATGGCAGTCACAGGATGTTCCTGGCCTGACCCTGCATATCTCACCGTGACTCGTTTTTGGTTTAACAATTTTAACAGGGGTAAGTGTGCATGATAGGTTATATCCACCTGTCTTGCCTCTGGTGGTAAACCATCCACACTCATCAGGTCTTCATTCATTTCATTAACAGCCACAAAGTATCCTGTGAACTGTTGTGGTGCACCCATAAAGTTTATCAAATTGTTGTTGCTGCATGCGTATGTGCCTCCGCCCATTTCTGTGCGGCCCACATCTTGTGGCCCACCCTCTAAACTGGTCAACAAATTACCATAACAACCAAAGTTACCTGTGACTGTGTGTGGTGCATTTTTCAAACTTTTGAGATTTTTGAATGCGCACATAAAATGACCTTGCACAAGACCAAACTTGACAGGTATTTCACCCATGGTCATGAGAGTGATCATATGCGCCTTCACACTCAGTTCATGTGTCACATCATCTATCCACACATCCTGTAGATCCTTGGTGCTGAAATTGCGATGGAACAGATCAATCAGTTGCGTTTTTTGTGTTTCAGTTAAGGCCATTTATCATCACCATCTGGCATTATCTTTGTATCCAGCCCTGATCATCTCCATGGCTGCTTTTAAGGCTCCTGCTTTGCCCTGGTTGCGATATTTCATCAAAATGCCCTCTATGGGATGAACACCATCATATGTTTCAGTAAAAACATGAGGCTCGTGATTTATAAGTTTTAACATGGGTAGATCTTTCTGATAACTCAGTTCCACAGCCCTGCAATGCACTGGTAACCCATCCACATTTTCCAGATGGTATTGTTTTTTAGACCCTTGATTAAGATAACTGAATGATCCTGTGAAATCCGCAGGAGCACCCTCGAAGTTTGTTAAAGGATTAATACCACACCCATACCAAGCACCTTCCACATGTTGCGGACCACCTTTTAATGTGGTCAAGTTATTGTTAACGCACCAAAAACTTCCTGTCACAGTGTGAGGGGCATTTTCTAAAGAGGTTAATTCACATGAGATACAATAAAAATCACCCTCCACACGACCCAATTTCATAGGTATGTGCCCTCTGGCTGTTAGTTCCACAGCCTCTGCTGTAATATTAATAGCCTGAGTGGTTGCATCCACACTCACTTCTGTAAGTTTGGTTAACTTAAAGTGTTGTTTGACTAATTTGATCAAATCTGCCTGTGTTTTTTTAGACATCTGCATGTGTGATCACGTCAAATATGTGAATGTTCTGGGCACCACACCCAACAGATTACAAGCAGTCTTGAAAGTGGCCTCATTTACTGCAACCAAGAACATCTTGTCTTTGTGGTTTTGCCACAAGTGTTTCACATTCACAAAGTTACTGCTGTCCACAATATCCATATCCGAGAACAACATGATGTTGTAGCCCTGTGCAGCCAGTTCACTCAGCTGGTTACTAATACTAACTGTGAATTGTGTACCACCTGTGGCTCCCAGATTGAACACATGCCTATACCCCTTTTTGATACCATCTTTGGGTACCTGTTGACCTATGTTTGTGATTTTATCCACCTGGGCATATGTGTCTGTGCCCATGTTTACCACAAAGCTTTTGTTCTCCCCAGCAAAAAACACAACACCCATGTCCACATTCTGCTTGCCCAGTTGCTTGAGTAGGTTTTTAACCTCTGCCATCACACGTGGCACTTCGTCCCACATGCTGCCTGACGTATCAAACACAAACACCAGTTTAGCTTTGTGCTCTTCTAATGTCTTTTCACCAGGCTTGAGCGCACCTGCACCAGTTTGTGCAGCTATTGCTATGCCTGTGACTGCTCTACGGCTGGGCTTTGCATAAGTGATGTCTGTTTGTGGCACACTGGCTGTGACAAGATTCTTGATTAGAGTTTTCCAGTTAAACTTGGGTTTAACCTGTAAAATCTCAGATTCACGACTTTTTAGGTCAATGGCCCCGCCTTCGCCAGGTTTACCTGTGGATTTTTTACCTGGCCCGTGCACACTCTGGTCTTTCTGCTTGAGCTCTTCCTCTGTGCCAATTTCCTCACGACGAGCTAACTTGTCCTCTACCTCTTTGTGGATTTTGTCCATGTCTATTTCTGGCTCAGGTTGCTCATCTTTAGGGTCTCCGCCACCGGGAGGTTTCGGACCATCACCTGGTGGTTTAGGTGGACCACCACCAGGTCCTTCACCTGGACCTTCGCCAGGAGGAGGTGGTGGAGCCACAAGTTCAATTTCGGATGGATCAAATGTGGGCATCAGTAGCCTCCTGCTTGTGGTGTTCTGGCTGCTTCCACTTCTGCTTGTGTGGCTTCCACAGTTTCCACCTTACCGTCTTTGTTGATTTTTGTAACCTTATAAAACTTACCAGTCTTCTTCTCTTTTACCACATCACCCTCTTTCAATGGTTGGGGTGGCTCAGGCGGCTTGGGAGGTTGAGGAGGTTTGGGTGGTGTGGGTGGTTGCGGAGGTGGATGGTCATCCATGTCTGCAATATCCAGGAACACATCCTGTAGTGGCTTGGGCATCTTCTTGAGCTCTGAGTCCACTAATGCCACCATTTCTTTGTATTTGCCCTGACGATCATAGTTGATGTGATCTGAGAACAATCCTATAGGCAGCTGATCATAACCACTCTTAACCAACATGTAGTTGCTACGGTAATCGGATGCATAGTTGTGCACAGTGTGACTGAACTCAGGCATTCTCTTGCTTGCAGCAAAGTCCCCATATGTGTAATGCAAAAGTTCATGCACAATCAGGAACTCAATGTAAGCATATGCATCTGGGATGGATCCACCGTTGGATACATACTTTTTACCTTTGGGTTTAAGCCCTTCCACTTCTGCAAAGGTCATTAGCTTTTGCATGAAGGGCACATTAAACAAAAATTGACCCTTGGCTGTGGCTGCTGCTGTTTTGATAACATCATTCCACTGTGCATATTCCTTCTTGTTGCTGGGAAGCAATATGGGACTAAAGTCAAAGATGTAATTGGTTTCACCTGGTGCCCTTAGTGGGAAAAATTGATCATGTTCCAGTTGAATCATCTTTATCAGCTTCATGAATATCACAGGATCAAATTTTTCATGATGTGCTTGATCAGAGTGTTCAATCATGTCAAATGCAGCACTCTCTGCTGCATTGCGGGCAGCAGTATCATACAACAGGTAACTGTATTGTTTCATCTCTTCAATCTTGCTGATATACTTTTGCATGTCAGCTTGAATTTTGGCCGCAGGCACACCAGTCTTTGCACTAGTATCATTTATGATCTGCTTGATGTGTGAATCTGTGAGTTGTGTTTGTTTGAAGCCCACTTGACCAGGGGCTGCTTTTTTGGTCACAAACGCCTCTTCCAGCGCCTTGCCCCATCGGCTACTTGGTGAATATGTCATGAACTTTTTCCAACATTTGTGCAAACTCATCGTCTGAAATATCTTCTCCCATCAAATCACCCATTGCAGTGGTCACACTGTCTTCCATGCGATCCACCATAGCTGCATCCATGTCATGCGCTTGTGCAGCTTGTCTTAACTCGTTTACCAAGTAATACACCTTGTTAATTTTGTCCCCAGTGATCTGCACCTTACCATCTTGCATGGTTTTTAAGGGTTGAGTGTTTGCCAATATGGCATCGGATGGACGCTTCTCCGCCTTGAACAATTTGCCCAAGTAGTTTTCAAAGTCTTCAGCAAACTGGTTCAACTCAAAGTTGTTCACATAGTTCACAAAATCCAAGTCATCTTTCAAATGCTTGCTGGGATCTGACACTACTATGTCCAACATGTCCTCCAAGGAGGCAGCCTGTCTGCTCTTGATCAGGAATTTGGCGCTGTAGTCTTTCAACCAACCTTTCACCATGCTCATGAATTGTGGACTGTCTATCTGATGCTTGTCCATTATCCAGCTGAGTGTGCTGTTCAACTTGGTCCATGCAGCCTCAAATAATGCTTGTTGATATTCGTCAGACTCCATGCTGGCAGCCTTGCGCACCACACGGTCCACACCCGCTATCAAATCTAGCAACAGGGTGGTGTATTCTCTAGGGCTAATGTACAATGTTTCATCGCCCATCTTGATGAAAAACTTGCGGCTTGCTGCATCATGACCTGGCAATGGCTTCTTGGTGGCAAATGTGTCTGCAAATGCTTTCACCACGTCTAGTGCTACAGTCTTACTCTGATCTGCACGTGATGCCAGTTTGCCACTGGGTAATACTGAATTTTCCCAATACTTCACGCTTGCATCCCAATCAGGGGCAGTATCCAGGTAATCAGTTGCATCCTTCAAGTGTCCTGTTAGCTCCACAGTGCCCTTGTCATAAGGATTCATGGCTGCAATCACAATGGTTTCCTTGGGCAGATGTAATTCATCATTGAAGCTCTTTTCCAAGATCACTCGTCGCAGACTGTTGAACACATTAGCACTTTTCACTCTGTTAAGTTCGTCAAAGAAGATCAGATACTTGTAAGGTGCATTTTGAAATGCCTTCTTTCTCTCTGCACTCACACTGGGGTCTGCCATGTATGCAGCAGTATCTTCCTCTATCTCATTCATGATCTTTTGATACAAGCTGGGCTCACTGAACTGAACAGCCATCTTGTGACCATCCTGCTTGGGTACTGGAATACCTGTGATCTCATCCACACTGAGTGTGGAACAATCCACATGCACTAATAACATGTTCAATTTTTGTGCAACATCTGCTGCTTGTGCAGTTTTACCAATACCAGGTAAACCAGCGATAACAGGAATATATGATCTTGCATCGCCCAACTTGATCTTGGCTTCAATCTGATGTTGTAAGGTGTCTCTCCATGATTTTGGTGCAAGAGCTTTAACATCTGCAAATTGTCCACCCGATGTTGCTGTAATGATTTTTCGCACAGCATCTTCCGTGACCTTGTACAGGCTGCTCACAGCTTCACCCTGCTGGAACTGTGCTTTAACATTGGCCATGAGTGCGGCAGCATCTGCTTCAGATTTAACAGGCACACTGGCATTCACATACAGTATGATCTGTTCCCAGCGGCGGGGACTGGTTCTGATTTCTGTGTTCACATCATCATGACTGATATGTTCATCTTTCAATGCTTCATCAAATGCTTGCACAACCTCAGGCTTGAGTACAACCCCAGTGTCTTTTTCAAATCGGGCAGTCAGATAATTCATGAACTCTGATTTGGTGGGTGCCTGGTATTCCATCTTCTTGAAGTCTGCGTTGAGTGGAATTTCTTCAATTGTCTGACCCACATCAGTCAAGTTACTGGCATAAATCACATAAGTGCCTGT